ATGGCAGACGTAAGACAAAGACAAGCAGTTAGAAGCACAGCAGCAACTTCTGGCAAGCCTGTCATTGAGAATAGGAACTTCTTACAACCTGGTGGATTTAGAATGGTCATTGCCAGAGCACCAAAGGTAACATTCTTTGGTAACTCAGTCAACATTCCTGCAATGACATTAAGGACTGCTATTGCACCTACAAGAGGTCTTAGGAACTATGATATTCCTGGTGAGACCATTGATTTTGAAGATCTTACATTAAGGTTTCTTGTAGATGAAGACCTTGGAAATTATATGGAAATCCAAAAATGGATGAGAGGACTAGGATTTCCTGAAAGTCTCCAAGAAATATATGATTTACAAAAAGAAGAGTATGGCACAACAGGTGACAATTCCTTTGAAGGAATGAACATCTATTCAGATGGCACACTCATCATTCTTGACTCTATGCAGAATGATAATTTCAAGGTAAAATTCAGTGATTTATTCCCTGTTTCCTTGAGTACTTTGCAATTTGATGCTACACTACCAGATAGTGAGTTCTTTACTGCTGAGGTATCCTTCAAGTATTTGAACTATACTATTGTTAAAGGTAGTGGATTTGTATGATTACTCTTGATAAAATTCAGGAGATGTGGGAGAAGGATGCTAAGATTGATCCAGATAATTTACATACTGAGTCATTAAACATCCCAGTCTTGCACTCCAAATATTATGAAATATATAATAACATATATCTGCTTAGAAAGAAAGCAGAGCAACAAAGAAAAAACATAAGACACGAGAGGTATGAGTATTTTGCTGGAAAAGCAGATCCTGATGTTTATGTGGAGAATCCATTCCCTAAAAAAATTAGGGATAAGGAAACTATGCAGAAATATCTGGATGCAGATGAGAAACTCTCAGGAGTTTCGTTAAAGATTGATTATTATGAAACCATGTTATCTTATCTTGAAGAGATACTTAAACAGATAACTAATAGAACGTACCAAATAAAAAACTCCATAGAATTTATGCGTTTCACTTCAGGTTTAGGCTAATGGAAGACGAATCACAGTATTACAGATTGGAACTGCCAATAGAGGCAGTTCGTATTGTACATACAGGTCTCAAACAAGCATGTGAAAAATGGTCTGGTGGAGAACCAGTAGAGCAAGAAGATTTACTCACAATGAGAGACCATTTTTACAGAATTATATTGGAGCATAGTTTTTCAAATCCCTGATAAATACTACCAGGTGAAGGTTTTATCATGGCAGATTTGACTATTCAAAAGATTAATGAAGTCTATCTACAAGTAAAAACAGAACCTCATATTGAATATGAGTTAAGAGATAGGTTCACCTTTGAAGTTCCTAATAAAAAATTTATGCCCCAGTACAGAAGTAAGTATTGGGATGGATATGTGCATCTTTTCAATATGAAAACAAAGAGGATCTATGTTGGTCTTCTTGATAAGATTATAGCGTTCTGTGAGCAGTCAGGATATTCATATGAGTTTGAGCACAACAAATTTTATGGTCCTCCTTTTGAAGTCAATGAAATGATTTCAGAGGAAGGTGTGAAAGACTTTATGAAAGCAATCACACCTCTCAAACCCAGAGACTATCAAATTGATGCAGTACATGATGCATTAAAGTATAACAGGAAGTTGTTGATATCACCAACAGCATCTGGTAAGTCATTCATGATTTACACCATTGTAAGATTCCATGTCAATGCTGGTAGAAAGATTCTACTAGTAGTTCCCACCACATCTCTTGTAGAGCAGATGTTTAAGGACTTCCAGGACTATGGGTGGGATGCAGAGAACCACTGCCACAGAATCTATGCTGGAAGGGAGAGAGTCAATACTAATGAGGTAACTATCACCACATGGCAATCTGTCTATCAGTTAGATAGAAAGTTCTTTGAAGCATATGATGTGGTGATTGGTGATGAGGCGCACCTTTTTAAAAGTAAGTCTCTTGTTGGCATTATGGACAAGTTGCATCATGCAAAGTATAGATATGGTTTCACAGGTACTTTGGATGGCACACAGACCCATAAGTGGGTCTTAGAGGGACTGTTTGGTCCATCATACAAGGTCACTCAAACTAAGAAACTCATTGATGAAGGTCACCTTGCTACATTAGACATTCAATGTCTTGTATTAAAGTACAAACCAAAGAAGTTTGATACTTATGAAGATGAGATTCAATTTCTTATTGGTCATGAGAGAAGAAATAAATTCATTACCAATCTTGCAATTGATTTAAAAGGTAATACTTTAATCCTATACAGTAGGGTAGAAGCACATGGTGCCATACTTTACGAAATGATAAATAAAAAAGTTAAGGAAGGCAGAAAGGTCTTCTTTATTCATGGTGGTGTAGATGCTGAAGACAGAGAGAAAGTAAGGGAAATTACAGAGCAGCAGAATGATGCAATCATTGTTGCTTCTTATGGAACATTCAGTACAGGAATCAATATCAAGAATCTACACAATGTAATATTTGCCTCTCCATCCAAATCTCGTATTCGTAACTTACAGAGTATTGGTAGAGTCCTAAGAAAAGGCAAAGACAAAGTGAAAGCAAAACTATATGATATTGCTGATGATCTAACTTTGGGATCAAGAAAGAATTATACACTGAATCATTTTATTGAGAGAGTGAAAATTTATGTTCAAGAGCAATTCAATTATGACATCATATCAGTCAACATAAAAGACTAGGAGGGAGTGTATGCTAGAAGATGATTTCTATTGTACAATCAAGTTCAAAGGTGGAGATGAGATCTTTGCCAAGGTAGCAGCAGAAGTAGATGATGATAGAACTATGCTTCTAGTATCAAACCCTATTGTGGTTGAAGAAGTAAAGTTAAGAGGAACAATAGTAGGACATAAATTTGAACCATGGTTGAAGTCAACCAAAGAAGATATGTTTATCGTAAACATAGATGATGTTCTTACAATGTCTGAGTCAGAAGACATTGAAATGATTCTTTATTACCAGGATTATATAAGAAAGATGCATAAAGGTAATCATGCTCAGATAGATAGAAAGATGGGATATCTCTCCTCTGTTCAAGATGCAAAAGAGGTCTTAGAGAAACTCTATAAATCTAGCTAAGGCTTATCTTTCAAAGGCAACAAACCTAGTCTACTGGTAAAGTGTATAGTTGTCAACGTTTTGTTTTCCTGTTATAATAATTCCAGTAGATAAATGATTATTATGCCCTTTTCTTATACTACTATGGCAAGACCAAAGAAATCAGAGCACTATGTCAACAATAAGGATTTCTTGGCTGCCCTAGAACAGTATGCTATTGATGTTGAAAGAGCAAAGGAAAAAGGTAATCCTAAACCACAGATTCCCAGGTATATTGGTGAATGCTTCTTGAAGATTGCTAACCATCTGTCATACAAACCAAACTTTGTGAACTACATGTTCAAAGATGATATGATTTGTGATGGTATTGAAAACTGTGTAAGATACATCCATAACTTTAATCCAGATAAGTCTAAGAATCCTTTTGCATACTTCACTCAAATTATCTACTATGCATTCCTGAGAAGGATTCAACAAGAGAAGAAGCAACTTGAAATCAAGAACAAGATTCTAGAGAAGACCAACTTTGATGAGGTCTTTGACTCCAATGATCTTGACAGCAGCAATTATAGCGAGTACAATTCTATCAAGGATGCTGTCCACAGTAAATTGAGGAACTGATGCGAGTTGCAGTTATTACTGACACACACTATGGGGCACGCAAAGGTTCCAAGTTGTTTCATGATTATTTTGAAAAATTCTACAATGAAGTATTCTTTCCTACACTAGACAAAGAAGGTATCACCACTGTGATTCACATGGGTGATGCTTTTGATAGTAGAAAGGGCATTGAGTTTAAAGCACTAGAATGGGCAAAGAGAGTGGTGTTTGATCCACTCAAAGAAAGAAATATCACCATGCATTTGATGGTGGGAAACCATGATGCTTACTATAAGAACACCAACAACATTAACTCTATTGATCTTCTCCTCAATGAATATGACAATGTGATAACATATTCAGAAGCAACTGAGGTAGTTGTTGATGAAACACCTATCCTTTTTATTCCCTGGATTAATGAAGACAATCAAGAAGCGACTTTTAAATTTATTGAAGATTCAACTTGCCACTGTGCGATGGGGCACCTTGAACTCAATGGATTTAAACCTCATAAAGGACTCGTCATGGACCATGGTATGGAAAGCGAACTATATCAGAAGTTCCTCAGGGTATTTTCGGGTCATTACCATACAAGGTCAAATGATGGACGAATCTTCTACATAGGCAATCCCTATGAGATGTTCTGGAATGATGTGAATGATGACAGAGGTTTCATCATTTTAAACACTCATGATTTGGAATTTGAATACATCAATAACCCATTCAGACTCTTCCACAACATCTACTATGATGACACTCCATATCAGATGTTTGATGCTACACCTTATCACAACAAGATCATTAAGGTGATTGTGAAGAACAAGTCAGATACTGCTGCCTTTGAAAAGTTTGTTGATAAACTCTATGATGTCAAAGTAGCAGACTTGAAGATTGTAGAGAACTATGATTACAATCATGGATACTTCACCAAAAGTGAAGACTTGGAAACAGAAGACACCTTTTCAATCCTGAATAGATATATTGAGGAAGCAGAATTTGCTCTTGATAAATCAATGGTGAAGTCTCTCATCAAGGATGTCTATGAGGAAGCTTGTGAAGTATGTACATAATTACAGTAGCAGGTAAAGAAAAGGATGGAGCATACTCAGTATTAGATGATGAAGGAGAACAAGTCCTTTACATCTTTGAAGAAGAAGATGATGCTATGAGATACTCTATGCAGTTAGAGGAACTAGATTATCCTCTGATGCATGTAATAGAAATAGAAAGTGACTTAATGATTCATACCTGTGAGACACATGGACATAGGTATGCTATTATATCCAAAAATGACATTGTGATCCCACCAGACAAATCTGATGATAATTTTTAAGAGCATTACCTGGAAGAACTTTTTGAGTACAGGGAATCATCCCACAACTGTAAAACTAGATGATGCCCCTACATCACTGATTATTGGTAGCAATGGAGCAGGTAAGAGCACCATCTTGGATGCCCTTACCTTTTCTTTGTATGGTAAGTCATTCAGAAAGATTAACAAAGGTCAACTGATCAATACTACAAATGAGAAGAACTGTTTTGTAGAGATTGAGTTTACTGTAAACAATATTGACTGGAAGGTGGAGAGAGGTATCAAACCTAACATCTTCAAGTTATATAGAGATGGTGAGGAAATGAATCAGAATGCTTCTGCTATTGACCAGCAGAAGTGGTTGGAACAAAATGTGTTGAAGATGAACTACAAGTCTTTCACACAGATTGTTATTCTAGGTAGTAGTTCTTTTGTTCCCTTCATGCAGCTGCCTTGCAATAGCAGGAGAGAGGTTGTAGAAGATCTGTTGGATATCAAGATCTTCTCCTCTATGAATGAGATTGTAAAGCAGAGGATTCGTCTTGTTAAGGATGAAGTCAGAACTCTTGAATTGAAGAAAGAGAGTCTGAAAGATAAAGTAGATATGCAAAAGAACTTTATTGAACAGATTGAGAATCAAAGTAAGGAAGATATTAGTTACAAAGAGCATAGAATTGCTTCTCTCCTCACAGAAGAGAATGATTACATGCATAGAAATGATGGTATCAATAAAGAAGTAGTTGTTCTTCAAGAGAAGATGAACTCTCTTCAAGGATCACAAAGTAAACTTGTAGAGTTTAGTAACATTAAAGGCAGACTTTCTGGAAAGATTAATGCTATTGTGAAAGAGCACAAGTTCTTTTCAGAAAATAGGGTTTGCCCAACCTGTGAGCAGGACATTGAAGAGAACTTTCGCTTAAATAGAATTAGTTCCTCTCAAAATAAAGCATCAGAATTGCAAAAGGGTTATCAAGAACTCCTTGTGGCAATTAAAAGTGAAGAAGAAAGAGAGGCTCAATTCAAGCAAATCTCAGGAGATCTCACAAAGTTACTTAATGGCATTACTCAAAACAATTCTCATATCAATGGGTGTCAAAAACAAATCAAAAGAATTGAACAAGAAATTCAAACTATTACCAGTCAAATTGCAGACAGAAATACTGAACATGAAAAACTAGAACAGTTCAGAGTCAGTCTTCAAGACACCTTTGAGAGTATAAGTGACAAGAAAGAGAAGATTACTTATCTTGATTTCACATACAACCTCCTAAAAGATGGAGGAGTAAAAACCCAGATCATCAAGAAGTATCTTCCAGTCATCAATCAACAAGCAAACAAGTATTTGCAGATGATGGATTTTTACATCAACTTTAAACTTGATGAAGAATTCACTGAAACTATTGAGTCACCTATTCATGAAGATTTCTCATACTCTTCTTTCTCAGAAGGAGAGAAGATGAGAATTGATCTTGCTTTACTCTTTACTTGGAGAGAGATTGCTAGGATGAAGAACTCTGTAAACACCAATCTTCTTATCATGGATGAAGTCTTTGACTCATCTCTTGATGGGTTTGGTACAGAAGAGTTCCTTAAAATTATTAGATTTGTAATCAAAGATGCTAACATCTTTGTTATCTCTCACAAGGAAGGTCTTGAAGATAAGTTTGATAATGTGATTAAATTTGAGAAACAAGGCAACTTTTCCAGGATAGAACCATGACCTACGGCAAGTTTGTTAGACGCCCTGTTGACATGGGGGCAGAATTCAGTAAGACTATGACCCTAATAACCGACCCTGCATCTGACAGGTATCTCAATGAACACTCCAAACTGGCAGCATCACTCCAAGAAGATCCAGAAAGTTCACCTAAAACCACAGGCAGTTAGGCAACGTAAAGAAGCATTAAAGTTCTTGAAGAAGAAGTTAAATGTAACAGAAAATACATTAAGTTAGCATACGATGACTAAATATTGATAGTGAGATGAGGAGGTTATCATGCACAACCTAATATCACATAATGAACTAGCATCCTGGAAGTGGGATCAAAAAAACACTCAAAATGAGAAATACGACCAAGTTTCCGATTACTTCCAGTGCATCTCTGAATGTGGTATAATAGACCATCAAGCAAGGAGATTTTGCAGACACATCCTAACTGAGAACTAGCAAAAAACCTTAAAAGGAGTTCAAGACCAAAGCCCCCTGCACCTTAAATAAGTGTGGGGGGTTGGTGCGTGTGACAGTTTAGGAAGTGGTTGCAAGGGGTTTGAAAACCTCCTGGATGATGTAGACTATTCACATAAGCAAGAGACACTATGCCAGTCAACTATGAAGTCAAGTCCCAGCTAGCAAAGTTGCTTGCTACTGAGGACCTTGTGGTTGAGCATAAGCAGGTTGCAACTGCACAGTTCAATGTTGAGACTAGGGTATTGACCCTGCCAATGTGGAAACGTGCTTCCAACAGTGTCTATGATATGCTTGTGGGTCATGAAGTAGGACACGCATTGTTCACTCCTGATGATTGGAGTTGGGAAGGAACTGTGCCCCAACAGTTTGTCAATGTGACAGAGGACGCACGCATTGAGAAACTTATGAAACGTAAGTATCCTGGTCTATTCAAATCATTCAATGCTGGTTACAAAGAACTGGCAAGGGATGACTTCTTCTGTATTGAGGATGAAAATGTTGATGATATGAACCTGGCAGATCGTGCCAACCTGTACTTCAAGATTGGTGATTATGTTGACATCCCTCTCTATGATGATGAGATGGATATCATCAAACAGATTGGTGATGCTGAGACCTTTGAGGATGCAGTAGCAGCAGCAAAGGCACTGTATGCTTATTGTAAGAAACCTAAGCAAGAGTCACAACCTATGATTCAACCACCACAGACTGGTGGTGCAGAAGGTGGTGAGCAACAGGAGCAACAGCAGCAGACTCCACCACCAGAAGCATCTGGTGATTCTGAGGAAGAACGCCCTGACCTTGGTCCTGATGAGACCAAATATGAAGAGTTGATTGAAGAAGAGATTGTTGAGAATGCTGAACCACAAGTTCAGACTGATCAGACCTTTGAAGAACGTGTTGAAGAGTTCAATGGTAACTTGGAAGCAGGGCAGGAGAATGAATACATTGAAGTTCCTGATTTTGAACTAGATAAAATCATTGTGCCCTTCTCTGAAATCAGACAAAAGTTTGACTGGGCAGAGGATCTTTATTCAAAGAGTGAAGATGAAGTTTATAAGTGGGTAGACCATCAGTATGCTGAGTTCAAAAAGTCAGCACAGAAGGAAGTCAATTATCTGGTGAAGGAGTTTGAATGTAGGAAGTCTGCTGATGCCTATGCTCGTGCTGCTACTTCTAGGACTGGTGTTCTTGATTGCACCAAACTTCATACTTACAAGTACAATGAAGACCTTTTCAAGAAGGTAACTATTCTTCCTGATGGTAAGAATCATGGTTTGATTTTTATCCTTGATTGGTCTGGTTCTATGGCTGACTCTATTGTGAGTACAATCAAGCAACTCTTCAATCTGATTTGGTTCTGTAATAAGTGCAACATCCCATTTGATGTGTATGCCTTCACTACCACATATGTCAGAGATGCTGATGAAGAAAGAACACCACATGTTTGGGAAGAGGGTAAGTTCATTCTCTCTGGTGATTTCAAGTTGATGAATTTTCTGACTAGTCGTGTCAAGAAAAAAGAATTGGAAAAGCAGATGCTGTCTCTTTTCAGACTTGCAAACAATTTCAGGAGTTATGGTGCATACAACTACCCAGCAGAGTTTGGTCTGTCTGGAACTCCATTGAATGAGTCAATCATTGCACTTCACAAGATTATCCCTGCATTCAAAAAAATGCATGGACTTCAAAAGGTAAACTGCTTTATCTTGACTGATGGTGAAGCAAACTCCCTTATGATGGCAAGGGAGGGTGCATATGGTGGCAGAGGTTGTAAGCATGTATATGCAGGCACTTCTTACCTCCGTAACAGGAAGACAGGTCACACCTATATGTTCTCACATGAATACTATCAGTTCACACAAGTTCTTCTTGAAAATCTAAAAGAGGAGAACAAAGACTGTAATTTCATTGGTATTCGTCTTTGTGGTGGTAGAGAATTTTCATCCTTCATCAAAAGGTATGAATGGATTGCTGATTCTGATATGAAAAAGATTCAGAAACAGAAGTATTATGATATCAAAGGCACTGGTTACACTTCTTACTTTGCTATGATGACTTCTGCACTTAACAATGATGCTGATTTTGAAGTTGAGGAAGGTGCTTCCAAAGCAAAAATCAAGTCTGCTTTTGTTAAGAATCTTAAAACCAAGGCACTAAATAAAAAAGTTCTTGGTAAGTTCATGGAATTGGTTGCCTGACAAACCAGTCCACACACTGTCCACTGAGCAGGGTCTGACCCTGCTCCATCCTTTATAATATGATTGTTGAAACAAACCACTATGGCACTCTCCACTGAATACCTCCTCTCCTCTCTCAACAACCTGTATGGATCTGAAGTAGTTGCTGCTGACATTCGTGCCTGGTGTGCAATGAATGGTACTACCTATCAGACTGTTACTAAAAAACTTGATGACTACAAAGTTGGTCGTGGTAAGTGGAACCTAACTGTAAAGGAGCAGCTTGAACAGTCTTTTGATGCACCTGCTGCACAACCTGCTTTTGAACAGAACCTTATCCCAGTAAAAGATGATACCTTCGTCCAGTTTGGTAATTTCGCAGATATTAAAAAAATTATTAAGTCCAATCTTTTCTACCCTGCGTTCATTACAGGTCTCTCTGGCAATGGCAAAACGTTCTGTGTTGAGCAAGCGTGTGCCCAACTCAAAAGAGAACTGATTCGTGTAAACATCACCATTGAAACTGATGAAGATGATCTTATTGGTGGCTTTCGTCTTGTTAATGGGGAAACTGTATGGCATAATGGACCTGTCATTGAAGCACTCCAAAGAGGAGCAGTCCTGCTACTGGATGAGATTGACCTTGCTTCAAACAAAATCCTCTGTCTCCAATCCATTCTTGAAGGTAAAGGTCTGTTCCTGAAAAAGACTGGTCAGTACATCACTCCTAAGAAAGGTTTCCAGATCATTGCTACTGCCAACACCAAGGGTAAGGGTTCTGATGATGGACGTTTCATTGGCACCAATGTCTTGAATGAAGCATTCCTTGAAAGGTTCCCTGTGACCTTTGAGCAGTCCTATCCCTCTCCTGCCACTGAGCAGAAGATCCTTGAAGGCATTGCTCTGGACCTGGGTATTGAGGATCGTGCCTTCTGTAAGCACCTTGTGGATTGGGCAGACATCATTCGCAAGACCTTCTATGATGGTGGTATTGAGGATATCATCAGCACACGTCGTCTGGTTCACATCATCAATGCTTTCAGCATCTTCAATAGCAAGGAGAAAGCAATCAGTGTCTGCATCAATCGCTTTGATGAAGAGACCAAAGCATCCTTCTTGGAACTGTATGACAAGGTTGATGCTGACTTCCAAATGATTGACAATGACCAATCTGCTTGATATAATTAATGACAAACGCTTGGAGTTTACTTTACGATACTATGACTGAACACTCAAAGTATTATTATGAATATGATCGTAATGATCCAGGGAGAACATCTCTTGGAATTACAAGTGCCACACAAGAAGACTACAATGATTTTTGGGAAATGGATGGCATTAGTTTGACTGGCAATCCTTATGCAAGTCCTGACTCTATTAATCTTGGTGCTGAACCAGTAATTATTGGTGGTAGTGGTCAGGATACAATCTCCTTTGATTACACTCCTGATTACACTCCTATTCCTGATCTTCCTTCAACTGATAATAACAATGGTCGTTGGAAGTATCATGAAGATGTAATCATCAAAGACATCACTGACTATGTTGGTGGCACCTATCGCAGTCACTACACTGGAACTGCTAATGGGTTCAAGGATATTCAAACTATTGATTTGATGGCAGCAAAGGGACTAGCATCTGCTTTCTGTCAGTCAAACATCCTCAAATATGGCAGTCGTTATGGTGCCAAGGATGGTAAGAGTAAAGTTGATTTGCTGAAAGTAATTCACTATGCTATGCTTCTACTACACTTTGATGACCACTACAAGGTCTCTGACTATCCATTTTGATAATGAAACTACGCAACCATATGAAACTTTCTGAAACAACTGTAAACCTCCTTAAAAACTTCTCTTCCATCAATCAGTCCATTCTATTCAAAGAGGGTAGCAAACTGCGTTCTATTTCAGTGATGAAGAACATCCTGGCAGAGGCAACAGTTGAGGAGTCCTTTCCAAAGGACTTTGGTATCTATGACCTGAACCAGTTCCTTAATGGTCTGTCTCTTCATGCAAGTCCTGAACTGGACTTTAAGAGTGATGATTATGTGATGATTAGGGAAGGCAAGATGCGATCCAAGTATTTCTTTGCTGACCCTACAGTCATTGTTGCTCCTCCTGAGAAAGAGATCTCTCTCCCCACTGAGGATGTTTGTTTTGAACTGACAAGTCAACAACTTGAAAAACTCAAAAAAGCAGCATCTATCTATCAACTTCCTGATGTATCTGCTATTGGTGAAGCAGGTGTAATTAAACTTGTAGCACGTGATAAAAAGAATGATACATCCAATGATTTCTCAATCGTGGTTGGTGAGACTGATGCTGAGTTCACATTCAATTTCAAGGAAGAGAATTTGAAGATTGTTCCTGGATCCTATGATGTAGTGGTCTCCTCCAAACTCCTGTCTAGATTCACCAATCAGAATATTGATGTCACATACTTCATCGCACTTGAACCTGACTCAACCTTCGGTTGATATACCCCTTAGAATAGTAGGCAGTATTGGTGTCATTACTGCCTATTTCATTGTGCTACATGTGAATGTTACAGTAGGTGTGTGTCTGCATTTTATAGCAGATTTAATCTCTGTTCCATATTTCATTAGGACAAAATCCTGGGATGTGGTTATAATGCTTACATTCCTACTTATCATTGGTGGTAGTAAATTATTATGAATATCTTTGTGACCTCTCCCAGTCCTTGGGAGTCTGCCAGATCTCTTCCAGACAAGCACATTGTCAAGATGCCCTTAGAGACCTGTCAGATGCTCTCCATTGTCTGTTCTGACAAGTGGGGGCATGGGTTTGGAACCATCCCTAGGGCAGATGGACAACCCTACAAGACCACCACAGGTGCTTTCAGGAACCATCCCTGCACCATATGGGCAAACTCCTATGTGAACAACTGGCAGTGGTTGTTAGCACATGGTCTTGCCTTGTGTGGTGAATATACTGCTAGATATGGAAAGGTTCATACTTGCCATGCTAGTCTCTTAGCAGCAAAGAAGATCCTTCCTACTTCTGATCCACAAGGTCGTAGTGGCAAGGGTCCAACACCTTTTGTATTTGCTGGACCTGATGAGTTCAAGCAAGATACAACAATTGACATCTACACAAAGTACAAGCGCTATATTGCTTCTAAACCATGGGTGTGTGATAATTATATTAAACTTCCACACCGTAAACCTGATTGGATTTGATTATGAGTCGTAGTGAATTTATTTGGGTTGAGAAGTATCGCCCCAAGAAGATTGAAGAGTGTATTCTTCCTGACAATACCAAGAAAACTTTCCTTGATTTCCTAGATAAAGGAGAGGTTCCTAACCTCCTCCTCTCAGGACCACCAGGATGTGGTAAGACCACAGTTGCCAAAGCATTGTGTGAGGAACTGGGTGCTGATTATTATGTCATCAATGGTTCTGATGAGGGTAGATTCCTAGACACTGTACGTAACAATGCCAAGAACTTCGCTTCAACTGTATCGTTATCTTCTTCAGCAAAACACAAAGTCATCATCATTGATGAGGCTGACAACACCACCCCAGATGTACAACTCTGCCTTAGGGCGTTTACAGAGGAGTTTATTGGAAACTGCAGGTTCATCTTCACCTGCAACTACAAAAACAAAATCATCCAACCCCTTCACAGCAGGTGCTCAGTCATTGACTTCTCCCTCAAAGGAAAAGAACGACAACTCCTTGCAGGACAGTTCTTCAAAAGACTCCAAGAAATCCTGGATCAGGAAAGTATTGGATATGACCCAAGAGTTCTTGCAGAACTAATTAACAAGCACTTCCCTGATTGGCGTAGAGTGCTGAATGAATGTCAAAGGTATGCCTCTGGTGGCAGCATTGACTCAGGTATACTTGCAAACTTTTCTAATGTAAAGACTGATGATCTCTTTAAACACCTCAAAGAAAAAGATTTTACGAAAGTACGTAAATGGGTCGTTGATAATCTGGACAATGATCCTACTGTCCTTCTTCGCAGTATTTACGATGCTTGCTATTCATCCCTTGAAGGTTCTGCTATTGCTGCTGCTGTGCTCATCATTGCTAAGTATCAGTATCAAAGCAGTTTTGTCGCAGACCAAGAAATAAACATGCTTGCTTGTCTCACTGAAATTATGGTGGAGTGTCTATGAGTAAGATTACAGATGAAGAAAGAAAAATTTTTACCAGAATGCAGCTAGATAATGTATGCAAGTTGTTAGGTGATGGAATTCTCCAACACAAAACAATTGTCAATTCAAAGGGTGAAGTTAAGTATCAGTACACAATTACCTACACTGAGGAACAATGAATTTACCATTCTTATTTGCAAGTGCTATGTTACTTGCAGGTGGTCCTGCCTTAGCACATAAGTCATACCACCACCATCATCATTGGAACTATCCTTCTCATAGGCATTATCATTGCCATACTAAAAAGGGTTATTGCCACATCCATAGACACACTCATGGTGGTCCAGGTGAAGGACATCATGGTAAAAAGTGGATGCATCCAGTTGGTCCACGTGATAAGTATCATATTGTACCACTGCGAGATAAAAATAAAAATTGGAATTACTCAGAACCAACATTTGAGTTACACATTCACTAAACGCTAAATTATTATGATGAAATCTTTGAAAACACCTCTGAGGTATCCAGGTGGCAAATCACGTGCTCTTACGAAGATTGTTCCACACATTCCTGATCTATCATCTTACCGTGAGTACCGTGAACCTTTTCTTGGTGGTGCCTCAGTGGCAATCCAGGTTTCCAAAATGTATCCATCCATTGATGTCTGGGTTAATGATCTGTACACCCCACTCGTAACTTTCTGGCAGCAATTGCAGGAGAGGGGTTCTGAGATGGCAGAGTTCTTAGGTTCACTTAAAAGATTTCATAACACACCAGATAAGTGTAAATTGCTTTTCAATTCATCCAAGGGTCATCTAAGTGATGATAGTGTGGGTGACTTTGCCAAGGCATGTGCCTTCTATATTGTAAACAAGTGTTCCTTCTCTGGTCTCACAGAGTCATCATCTTTCTCTAAGATGGCATCAGAGAACAACTTCTCTATCAGAGGTATTGAAAGACTGCCAGAGTTCCAAAAGATTATTGCTGGATGGCAGATTACAAATCTATCCTATGATGAACTTCTAGATGAGTCATCTGAAAGGAAAGCATTCATCTATCTTGATCCACCATATGACATCAAAGACAGTCTTTATGGTAAGAAGGGTAGAATGCATAAAGGATTTGATCATGACAAATTTGCACGTGACTGTTCTGATTGCAGCATGAATATGCTTATATCATACAACTCTGATGCCCTTGTAAAGTATAGGTTCAATGAGGGGTGGAAAACTGCTGAGTTTGATCACACATATACATTGAGATCAGTTGGCACTTACATGCGTGAACAGAAAGAAAGAAAAGAACTACTACTTTTTAATTATGGAACTCAAGGATTGGCTTAACTCTATAAACTTTAATAAGGAAAACCTTATTAAAGAAAGCTCCCATATCGTTAAAGAGTACCCACCATTCATTATCAACAAGTGTCTTTCAGGTCACTTGGATTGTGTGTTGTTTGCCAATGAAATGAATAAGTATCATTTTTTAGATAAAGATATGCAATATAATTTTTATCTAAATATATTGAGAAAGAGGAAGAGATTCTCTCCTTGGGTCCGCAAAGAAAAGGTCTCAGATCTAGAGTTTGTAAAATCTTATTATGGTTATAATAATGAGAAAGCATCTCAAGCACTGAAAATCTTATCAAAAGAACAATTGGACTACATTAAACAAAAACTTGACACTGGTGGTAAAAGATGACTCAAACACAAGAACCTCAGGTTCATTGGTCACAAGATAAGATGATTGAGATTGTTCTTAATGAACCTGATGACTTCCTCAAAGTAAGAGAAACACTCACAAGAATTGGTGTAGCTTCTAGAAAAGAAAAGAAACTTTACCAATCATGTCATATCCTGCATAAGCAGGGTAAATATTACATAGTGCATTTTAAGGAGCTCTTTGCTCTTGATGGGAAGTACGCTAACATTACTGTTAACGATGTTCAGCGTAGGAATCGTATTACTCGCTTGCTTGCTGATTGGGGTCTCATATCAGTAGTCAAGGAAGATTCAATCATGGATATTGCTCCACTCAATCAAATTAAGGTCCTTCCTTATAGGGACAAGCATGAGTGGTCTCTTGAGCAGAAGTATAATATTGGAAAGAAAGGTAAGCAAACAGAAGAGGCGTAATATCCTCACCCCATTTTTTCTAGCAAGTGTTATAATTAGTATTGGATGCCTTAGGGGTCCACACAACTAAACTTGCTAGAAAAGGAGTTTTTCAATGGGTAACCTCATGAAGTACAACGCTGCGAACCTGGACCAGTTAATGGACAGGATCAATCGTAATAGTATTGGGATGGATGAATATTTTGACAGACTGTTTAAAGCACAAGCAGAGTCAAACTATCCTCCATACAATCTTGTTCAACTGAGTAATACTGAATCCAGACTTGAAGTAGCACTTGCTGGTTTTAAGAAGGATGAAGTTAATGTCTACACAGAATATGGTAAGCTCTTTATTGAGGGCACGAAGGAAGATAAGAAGAAAGAAGATGAAACTAACTTCCTGCACCAGGGTCTGGCTCAACGCAACTTTAATCGTAGTTGGACAATCTCAGACGACACGGAAGTTAGATCAGTTACTTTTGAGGATGGGCTTCTGACAGTCCAACTGGGTAAGATTGTACCAAAACACCACAAGAGAAAGAATTGGTTAGGGAGTGCTGACTGATTTTTGCAGTGGATGATACTAAAAGTGTATCACTATGATACACTTTTTCTAAATATTTTTGTACATATCTAGAAGTTCATGAATCTTACATCAACTACCTTTGCCATAGGAACCATCATCACTCTTTTTATGGGTGGGTTCTTTCAAGGTATATTTACATAGACTGCATGTAACTCCCAGTATAAATACCTACTCATTCACTACACCATAACATGGAAATTCTCGCACTAGCAGCAATTCTTGGCACCTGTGCAGGTGCAGCATTTGGGGCATGGTCTTTAACCCCCAAATCATGATTGAAGATCTTAAATCATCTGCCATTGCATTTGTATATGCATGGGCAATCATTCTAGTTCCTGTTGTATCAATTGCCTATATTAATCATTGGGTAAACCCACCAGTACAGGAGGGATAAATATAACTGAATATCGTCGCTGCAATGTGGGGACTCTGGCAAAATCCAGAAGTCCCCTATTTTTTTTAGGAGTTATTATGGAAAATCTTAAAGTATTGGTTCTTGAAAAGTTTATGTTGATTACACAGATTGAGGAGGTATCAGGTGAACTGGGTGCCCCTGACTGCAAACTGACTGAACCCATGGTCCTAGGAGAGCAGGACACCATGTCTCCCTGGTTGGTCAATGTGACCAGGCAGAACACCTTCATGATCCACTCAGACAAGATCTTGACTATTGCTGAACCTAATAGTAAACTAAGAGAGAGGTACGAAGACTTGGTGAAGGAATGAATTTCTACACAAATATCCAGATGGTTGGCAACAACTTTCTGGTTCGTGGTTATGAGAATGGTGAGAAGAAGATTTATAAGGAAGAATTCCAACCAACTCTGTATGTAAAGTCAAAGAAAGAATCTAAGTGGAAGACACTTGATGGTGAGAATGTAGAACCTATTCAACCAGGCACCATTAGGGATTGTAGAGAGTTTTATAAGAAGTATGATGGTGTGGATGGTTTTCCCATCTATGGTAATGAAAGGTATGTATATCAATATATTTCAGATAAGTATCCAGAGGAAGAGATTAAGTTTGATATCTCAAAGATCTCTCTGGTAACAATGGACATTGAGGTTCAGGCAGAAGAAGGATTCCCTGATCCTGAATCTTGCTCTGAGGAGATGCTGACTATCTCTATTCAGGACAATGCTACAAAGAAGATTATTACATGGGGTAGAAAACCATATACTCCCTCACAGAAGAATGTAACCTATCACCACCATCAAGATGAAGTAGCAATGCTTAATGCATTCCTATACTGGTGGTCAAACAACACCCCTGATGTCATTACAGGGTGGAATGTGAGGTTGTATGATATCCCATACCTGTGTGGAAGAATCAGTAGGATTATGGGTGAGAAGAAGATGAAACTTCTGTCACCTTGGGGACTAGTTTCTAAGGATGAAGCTTACATTTCTGGCAGAAAATTCAATGTTTATGATATTGCTGGACTTACGACACTGGACTATCTTGAACTTTATAAGAAGTTCACTTACAAAGCTCAGGAGTCTTACAGACTGGACTACATAGCCCAGGTAGAGTTGGGTCAGAAGAAACTTGATCATAGTGAGTTTGATACCTTCAAAGATTTTTATAAGGGCAACTGGAAGAAGTTTGTAGATTACAACATCATTGACGTGGAACTTGTTGACCGCTTGGAAGACAAGATGAAACTGATTGAACTTGCTATGACCATGGCATACACAGCAAAGGTCAACTATGTTGATGTGATGTATCAGGTTCGTATGTGGGATACGATAATTTATAACTATTTAAAGAGGAGGAATATTGTTATCCCTCCTAAGGACAGATCAGACAAATCAGACAAGTTTGCTGGTGCATATGTCAAAGAACCAAAACCAGGAAAGTACGATTGGGTTGTTAGTTTTGACCTTAACAGTCTCTATCCTCATCTTATTATGCAGTACAATATCTCGCCAGAAACACTGGTTGAACAAAAGCATCCCTCAGCTACAGTTGATAGAATACTTAAGGAGGAAATAAGTTTTGAGTTGTATAAGGACTATGCAGTTTGTGCCAATGGTGCAATGTATAGGAAGGATGTGAAGGGATTCCTCCCTGAACTGATGGAGAAGATGTACGCAGAGAGGGTTGTCTTCAAGAAGAGAATGCTTGTAGCAAAGCAGGAGTATGAAAAGAACCCTAGTAAGACATTAGAGAAGGAGATTGCTAGGTGTAATAACATCCAGATGGCAAAGAAGATCTCTCTCAACTCTGCCTATGGTGCTATTGGTAATCAGTATTTCAGGTATTACAAACTAGCAAATGCTGAGGCAATCACCTTGTCTGGACAGACATCTATCAGGTGGATTGAAAACCGCATGAATGGATACCTAAATAATCTGTTGCAAACAAAAGATGTAGATTATGTTATCGCATCTGACACTGACTCAATCTATATTAATTTCGGACCTCTTGTTGATAAATTTTTTAGTAATGTCAATGGTGACAAGGCTAAACTTGTTACCATACTTGATAAGATCTGCCAGGACAAGTTGGAACCGTTCATTGAGAAAAGTTACCAAGACTTGTCGACATATGTAAATGCATACGCCCAAAAGATGCAGATGAAGAGAGAGAACATCGCAGACAGGGGCATCTGGACAGCAAAGAAAAGATACATCCTTAATGTTTGGGACAGTGAGGGTGTAAGGTATGAAGATCCTAAACTGAAAATCATGGGTATTGAGGCTGTTAAGTCATCCACCCCTGCGCCTTGTAGAAAGATGATTAAGGATGCTCTCAACCTGATGATGGGTGGAACAGAGGAGGAAGTGATTGACTTCATTGATGATGCTAGGGCAAAGTTTAAGCAGATGCCCCCAGAGGACATTGCCTTCCCAAGAACTGTGAGTGATGTGAATAAGCACAAGAGTCATGCTACAATCTATGGTAAGGGAACACCTATCCATGTGAGGGGTGCTCTCCTTTACAACTATTATGTAAAGGAGAAGAATCTTGATACTAAATATTCACTCATCAACAATGGGGAGAAGATCAAGTTTCTCTACCTGAAAAAAGCAAATCCAATTAGAGAGAACGTCATCTCTTTTATCTCAGATTTCCCAGTGGAACTTGGCGTTGACAAGTACATTGACTATGACCTACAATTTGACAAAGCCTTCTTGGAGCCTGTCAAAGTGATTCTTGATGCCATTGGTTGGAATGTTGAGAAAGTTGTAAACCTAGAACTATTTTTTGGATAAATGGACCTTCCTATTAACGACAAAGAACTTGCTACAATTGTTAGTGCCCTACGTCTTGGTGGGGATGCTGCTTTGTATCAGAAAATGTTCAAGATCAAAGAGATCAGGGATGCTAATCCTGGTGGTCCTTACAAGAAGATTGCACGTGAAGAATTTGGATTTGTAATTTAATGGATTTTTTAACTGACATTGTAAAAGAGATTGGAGATGAGTACACAAAACTTGCCTCAGATATTGATGAAACTGAAGAGTATGTGGACACAGGTTCGTACATTTTTAATGGACTTGTTTCAGGGTCTGTATTTGGCGGTGTATCTGGGAATAAGATTACTGCCATTGCTGGTGAGTCTAGCACTGGCAAAACCTTCTTTTCTCTGGCTGTTGTTCAAAATTTTCTTGATAGCAATCCTGATGGGTACTGCTTATACTTTGATACAGAAGCAGCAGTTAATAAGTCCCTTCTAGAATCTAGGGGTGTGGATACTTCTAGAACTGTGATTGTTAATGTGGTCACTATTGAAGAGTTTAGAAGTAAGGCATTGAGGGCAGTTGATATCTACCTCAAAAAAGCAGAGGATGAAAGGAAACCTTGCATCTTTGTTCTTGATTCTCTTGGTATGTTGTCCACAGAGAAAGAGATTAGAGATGCATTAGATGACAAGCAAGTTAGAGACATGACAAAATCTCAACTTGTGAAGGGAGCATTCAGAATGCTCACCCTGAAATTGGGACAGGCAAAAATCCCAATGATTGTTACCAACCACACCTACGATGTTATTGGGTCCTATGTACCTACAAAAGAAATGGGGGGAGGCAGTGGCCTCAAGTATGCAGCAAGTTCAATCATTTATCTCAGCAAAAAGAAGGAAAAGGATGGAACGGAAATTGTTGGAAACATTATCAAAGCTAAGACTGCTAAGTCGCGTTTGAGTAAGGAGAATAAGACAGTTGAAGTACGTCTGTATTATGATGAGCGTGGTCTTGATCGATATTATGGTCTTCTTGAGTTGGGAGAGATTGGTGGTCTCTGGAAAAATGTGGCAGGTCGTTATGAGATAGATGGCAAGAAAGTTTATGCCAAGGCAATCTATAAAGACCCAGAGTCATACTTCACTCCAGAAGTAATGGAAAAATTAGATGAAATTGCAAACCAAGAATTCTCTTATGGTACATGAATGTATTAGATTTTTGTCTTAAAATTGAAAATGCTATCCCTGATGAAATTTGTGATGATCTGATCAGAATTTTTGATGAGAGTGAACAGAAGTCTAGATTGGATAGGAATGGTTATCCAAACTGGACTAATCTTTTCATTTCAGAACTTATTCATGATGAAAAGGAACTGATACAGAATAAAATTGAAGAACAGAATTGGCACATTCTGAGAGCATATCAAGAATATCTTGGTGAATATGGTAAGTATTTTGTATCAGACCAAAACTTTTTCAAGTTTGAAGAAGCAAACATTAAATGTTATGTTGGAGGCACAGATGATAGGTATGATTTTCATGCAGATGTAAGCTCATTACTTACATCAAGAAGATACCTTGCTATGATTTGGTATCTTAATGATGATTTTACAGGAGGTAAAACATCATTTTTTCCTGATTGTTCTCTTCAACCTAAGAAGGGTTCTGTGCTTGTATTTCCTCCTTATTGGATGTTTCCTCATAGTGGGGAACCTGTGATAGAAGGAAAGAAGTATATCATGTCAACATATTGTGAGTGGTCAGATGGACAAGATTGAATTTTTGGTTCTCAGGAACCTCTTACATAATGAAGAGTATTTAAGAAAAGTCATCCCCTTTCTCAAAGCAGATTATTTCCAAGACTACAATCAGAAGATTGTCTTTGAGGAGATAGTCTCTTATGTTTCTGAGTACAATGAAGTTCCTTCTAAGGAGGTTCTGAGTATTGAGGTAGAGAAGAGGCGAGATATCAATGATACTTCTTACCAGGAAATCTCAAAACTAATCAGTTATCTTGATGATGAACCAGCAGACAGAGAGTGGCTTGAAGACACCACAGAAAAGTGGTGTAGAGAAAGAGCAATCTACATGGCTCTCATGGAGTCAATTTCTATTGCAGATGGACAGGATGATAAAAAGCAACCTGATGCCATACCTTCTATTCTATCTGATGCTCTTGCTGTCAGTTTTGATAATCATGTAGGACACGACTATCTTCAAGATTATGCGGAAAGGTTTGACTTATACAACAAGAAGGAAGAAAGGATTGAGTTTGACCTTGAATTCCTTAACAAGATTACAAAAGGTGGCCTTCCAAATAAAACACTCAATATTGCTCTTGCTGGCACTGGTGTTGGTAAGTCTTTGTTTATGTGTCATGTCGCAAGCAGTGTGTTACTCCAAGGCAAGAACGTACTATACATCACGCTTGAAATGGCTGAGGAAAGAATTGCAGAGAGAATTGATGCTAATCTTTTGAACATTAATATTTCAGAGATTGCTGACTTACCAAAGCAAATGTTTGAAACCAAAGTCAATAACATTGCTCAAAAGACACAAGGCACCCTAATTATTAAGGAGTACCCAACTGCTTCTGCACATGCTGGACATTTCAGGTCACTTCTTAATGAACTTGCACTTAAAAAGTCATTTAAGCCTGATATTATTTTCATTGATTACCTTAATATATGTGCTTCCAGCAGGTATCGCGCAGGCAGTAATGTCAATTCATATACTACTGTTAAGGCAATTGCTGAGGAACTTAGAGGGTTGGCATGTGAGGCAAACGTTCCAATCGTCTCTGCTACTCAAACCACTCGTTCTGGTTATGGTAGCTCTGATGTTGAACTTACTGATACTTCTGAATCCTTTGGTCTTCCTGCTACTGCTGATCTTATGTTTGCCCTTATTAGCACTGAGGAGTTGGAGGGTTTGGGACAAATTATGGTGAAGCAATTGAAGAACAGATACAATGATATCAACATGTTTAAGAGATTCTGTATTGGAGTTGACAGGTCAAAGATGAGACTGTATGATTGTGAGCAGTCTGCTCAGGAAGACATCCTTGACAATGGTAAGGATGAAGAGTATGATTATGATGAAAAACCTAAAAAGACATTTGAGGGATTTAAGTTTTGAATAACTACATTGATTTTGTAAAGCAAACCACTAGTGCTCCTAGTCTGGACTATGCCATCATGGCAACACGCTTTGCTGAACTTGAAGCAAATGGAACTAATACTTCTCAGTTGATGACTGCTGCTCTTGGTCTCACTGCTGAGGCAGGTGAGTTCACTGAGGTTGTGAAGAAGATTGTCTTCCAGGGCAAACCCTATAATGATGATAATGTCTTTCACATGAAGCGTGAACTGGGTGATATCTGTTGGTATCTTGCTCAGGCATTCATGGCACTGGATACAAACTTTAATGAGATTCTTGATATGAACATTGAGAAACTCTCTGCTAGATATCCAGATGGAACATTCAATGAGTATTATTCTGAAAATCGTAAGGAGGGTGACTTGTGATTAAAGTTGAAATGGATGTAAGATCTGCTGCTGCAGTAAGACATGTTCTGTTCCAAGAGCAGGCAATCTATACACATGACCCAAAATGCACTCCCCCACGAATTGTAGATATTCGTAGTATCATCACAGACATTGATGAACAGATTGAAGAAGAACTTAAAAAGGAGGTTAATGATGAAGGAGTATGATCCACTGACACCTGAGGAAGTCAATGATGCTGCAAAGGAATTCTTTCCTTTGTTTGACATTGTGCATCGTAGTATGCCAGAGAACTGCACAGTTGATGACACAATCAGAGTGATGGAAACTGTTTGTAGTATGGCACAGAAGAGACGTGCCTATGACAAGGGAGAAGTTGGACCATTTGGTTTTAACAAGAAACCAGATGAAGAGAAGAAAAAAGATGTTCCTTATGATGTAGGAGCATAGAAGAATATAAATACATAAAGAAATAGAGTATTCGTAAAGAGATGTCCTCATCAATGCGTAATTTTATGGAAGCATATACTGCTGTCCATAGCAAAGAAGCAAAGGAAGAACTTGATTCTCAGAGAGACCCTATCAGTGAAATGAACACTGCTAGTCTCCAAGACAATGACCTTCGTGAATTGGCAGAAGAGATTCTTGAAGAAGTATTCAAGACATCAACTGTTAAGGAAGCTGAGGACATCATCTACAATATGATCCCTGAGTCCAACATTGTTGGTAGAGAAGAGAAGTTAGAAAGAATTTATGCTGCCTTTGGTGAGACTTTCAGCAGAATCAAACTGAAAAGCAATGAAGGTCAATTAGAAGAGTTTGCTAAGTATAGAAGAAGCAAGAGACTGGAAGAAACCTGGTCTGCTAGACATAACCAAGATAAGAGAGTAGCAAGAGTTCACAGCACAGTGGTTGCTGAGGACAAAGAGACAATCAAGAAGGGTCTTCTTGGACTCTTCAATGAGAAGAAAAGTGATCCCTGCTGGGTTGGTTACAAGCAGGTTGGTATGAAGAAGAAAGGTGGTAAGCAAGTCCCTAACTGTGTACCTGCTAATGAAGCAGCACAGTATGATGAGATGTACAAGGGCAAGCATGGTCAGTCTGAGAAAGAGTATCAGGATAGTAGATCTGATGCTGGTAAGATGATCTCTGGTGACTCTAAGGGTAGTGGTGCTAACTACTCCTACAAAGCAAAGAACACTGGTCCTAATCCTGCTGGTGGTTCCAAGAAACCTCAGGGTCAAGCTAAGATGGGTAAGAAAGATAGAGACTATCTTGCATATCGTAAGGCAAGTATGAAGAAGGAAGAGTTTGTTTCTGAGAAGAAAGGTTCTAAGCCTGACTATCTTGACTTTGATGGTGATGGTAACAAGGAAGAGTCAATGAAGAAGGCTCTTAAAGATAAGAAGCATAGCAAGATGAAGGAAGAGTTGGAACTCTCTGGTAAGTTCTCTGAGACTGAAATCCTTAAAATTATTGCATCACTCTGAGGAAAGTAAATGGGTGCCACAGCATTACAGGAAAGTGGTTCCATCTACACATTCTATTCTGCCATTGATAAAGGTGTAAGTCTTGAACCAATGGCAGATGATTCTTTGCGTAATGGTCTTAAAAAGATCTATCCAAAGATGGATGGTAAGTGGTATAATACCTTTCTCAAACAGGCAAGAGCATTAAATGCATATATCAATCACAGAGAGGGTACAAAAGATACCTCTTGGAAGTATGGATGGTATGATGGAGCAGCACCTGAGATACCATCAGGTAAACAAACAGATATTATAAATTATATCTGGGATAAGTTTACTACTGTCCAGAAAAGAAACTTTGGTAGTAAGAAAGATAGTTGGAATACTGCTGATGTGTATATTATGAAGACATCTGCTGAAAGACAGATAAAAGCAGGTGTGGATAATCTTGCTAAAACATTTAATGATGGTAGTTATACACCTGATGTGTTTGTTGGAACAGTAAATGCTTATATGAGTCAAGCATTGAGACAAAAATTATTGATTCCCATATCTCTTAAAAAGGTAACTGCTGCTGCTCCAAGAGCAACTTTGAAGGAAGCAAATGTAGATACTGGACCTGATGGACTTACTAATGTTACTGGTAGTTTAGATAAAATTGTAAAGACAGTTTTTGAAATTACAAACAGAGGAGGAGAATTAGATTTCAATACCAACTCTCTTACTACGGGTGTTACCTTTACTGCTGGTAAATATACCACCAAATACTTCTGGGAGACCAGAATGTCTGGTGCTAATCAGAAGACTGAACTAAAAGATATGGTTCAGAACAATACAGGAAAGTATGTGAAGGCAGAAGCACAAGCTGGATCTATTCCTGTTCCCCTTATGAAAGAGTTGGTAAGTGAATTTAGTAAAGAAGATTATGATAGTAATCTTTCTAATGATTTAACTACTCACAAAAAATACTGGCAGGACTACCTCAAGGATGTGATGAGTGATAAAACCATACCAAAAGATTTTGGTGGTATGACTGTTATGGGTAATGCAGTAGATGCAGTAGGTTTTATTGATAAAGCAATTGAATTAGATAACATGTCACATGCTGATGTAAGAGCACTTTATAAATGTTCTAAGAGTGACTTCTCAGCAAAATTAAGACAGAAGTTAAGACAACTGAGGATCATTAAAGCATTCATAAATGCTAAAAAATCAAAAGATCTTCCAGAGTTTCTTGCTACATCCTATTACAGAGCAGCAAAACTAAATCTCTCACAGGCAGATCTGTCTGGACCATTTGTCAAAATTCAGTAAACCTGTTATAATACAACCAAATTATTACTTCTATGATTGATCTCAGAACTGGTAACTGCCTGAACATGGCACTTGACCTTGAAGATAACTCAATTGACTGCACAGTCACTTCTCCTCCCTATAATAAGAGAGGTGTAGGTGGTGGTGTATTCAAGAAGATTGAGTATCAAGATTTTGATGATACCTTACCAGAGGATGAATATCAGGAACAGCAGATTGAACTGCTGGATATCATCTATGATAAGACAAAGGAGGGTGGTTCACTGTTCTATAACCACAAGATTAGGTATAATGATGGTGATGCCAGTGCCCCTTGGGAGTGGTTGGCCAAGACAAAGTGGAACATCAGAGAAGAAATTGTTTGGAGTAGAGGAAGTGGTGTAGAGATATCTGGATACAGATTCATCCAGACTGATGAGAGAATTTACTGGTTGTGTAAGGGAAGGAAGCACCCTAGACTGCCTAGAAGGTCAGCCAACTGGAACAGTGTCTGGCAGTTTGGACCTGACATGAAGAACCCTCACCCTGCTCCATACCCCATCTATCTGCCTGCTAGGTGCATTCAAGCAGTCTTACAGGCACCTGGTCTGGTCTTTGACCCTTATAGTGGGTCAGGCACCACTGGTCTTGCTGCCACCCTGCTGGGACATGACTATATTGGGTTTGACTTGTCTGAGGAGTATCATCAAATGGCATTGAAGAGGTTTTGTGAACCATCTAAGAGTGACCTGAAAAAGTTTCAAGAAGAGACTGGTGTTGCTGCAACAAGTGATTCTGATGTATTCAGTCTGGCAGACTCATAAATATAATGTGAGGAAAAGTTATACCTAATGAAATCATTCTTTCATTTCCTGTCAGAAGCAAAAGTATCAGCAGCAGCAGAGATGGCAAGACGCCAGAATCTGACTGGTGATGGTCATGGTAATTGGTTTGATAAGGATGGAAATAGAGTAGCTGTAACTAAAAAAGGTAAACTTGAAATGCTCTCCAAGAAGGAGAAGCAAGAAGAACCTGAACCTGAGGCAAAAAATGACACTCCCAAGCAAGAACAACCTGCACAACAGCAAGTGCAGCAAGGACAGCAACCTGTGCAGCAGGGAGAATTTGGAACATTTGCAGATGGCTCTGCAAGGAGAATGCCTATGCCTACAAGAGCAGATGGTACTCCTAAAGAAGACCTTGGAGATCTCACAGTAGTATTTGGTAGGTTCAATCCACCTACTGTTGGTCATGCAAAGTTACTTGATGCTGCAAAGAAGGCAGCAGGAAAGGGGAGTTTAAAGATATATCCATCCAGAACACAGGATAAGAAGAAGAATCCACTTGATCCTGATGAAAAAGTTGATATTATGAAGCAGATTATGCCTGATCATGCAGATAATATCATCAATGATCCAAACTCAAAGACTATCTTTGATGTATTAAAGCAGGGGTATGATGATGGATACTCAAATGTTAAGATTGTGGTTGGTGCTGATAGAGTCAAAGAGTTTGCAAAACTCTCAGGAGACTACAATGGCAAGATCTATGATTATCTTGGTGTTGAGGTTGTATCAGCTGGAGATAGAGACCCAGACTCTGAGGGGGTTGAAGGGATGTCAGCATCCAAGATGAGAAAAGCAGCAGCAGATAATGATTTTAAGACATATAGAACAGGTGTTCCTGATATAATTGATGATAAAACTGCCAAAATGATGATGGCAACTCTTCGCAAGAAGATGCAAGTCAAGGAAGGTTGGAGTCTGTGGGAGATTGCACCCAAGTTTGACTGGAAGAATCTCAGGGAAAACTATGTAAGTAACAATATTTTTAGGAAAGATACCTTGATTGAGAACCTTAATCATGGTTTGGTTGGTAGAATTATCAGAAGAGGAACCAACTATGTGATTGCTGTGACAGAGGACAACATCATGTTCAAGTCCTGGTTGAGAGATGTCACAGAGGCAATTATTAACTATCCTGGACCATCAGGAGTCCCTGCTAATCAAAGAGAAGTGGGTACAGATGCCAATAGAAAGTATGTTTCTAGGATGACTGGCACTCAAGATATCAAGAATTTCATAAATAAACATAAGAAAAACAAGTAAAGCTAGACTTATGGATAATTCTCCTGAGGCTGTGAAGGGCAGGGTCAGGTCTATGACCAAAGCCATTAGATATAAAGCCAGAAAAGAGGGTAACCTGATGAAGGCATTCAATGACTTCATGGGAAGTCAGTCTGGAATCAGTGCTACTGAAAGGTCTTCGGTCAAGAAGTCACTTGGTCTCTCTGAAAATAAGTATAGAATTGCAAAGTCTGATTGGAGAACAGAACTGTCAGAAGTTGTAGCTGGTGAAGAGAATGAGAAGACAATTAAAGAGAAAAAAGTAAAGAATAAGATTGTAATCAATCCTACCATTGGGATGAAGGAAGCCATTGAAGAACTTGGTGGCACCATCATGGAGATGTCAGAGATTGATGAAGCAACTTATGGTGGTTCAAAAAAGAAAGAAGAACCCAAAGATAAGCGTATGGTAGTAACCAATGCTGATAAAAAGGGTAATACCCCTGCCTATCAGAAGCTCAAAGCAGGTGACAAGAACTACAAGGCTGCTGATCATATGAAAGAAGACATGATTGAGAAGAGCAGAGAGTTGGACATCAAACAGGGTAGAATCCCTGGTAGAATTGAAGAAGGCATGGGTAATAGAGAACTGATGCTCCAAAAAAAGAGAGCACAGATTGATATTATGATTGCCAAAGACAGAAAAAAGCAGGTTCAGAAGGCAAAACAAGAACCTACTAAGGTAGTTGGTGAAGGTTATGACAAACCTGATGAGAAATTGAAGACTGATCGTGATGGTTATAGAGTCCCTAAGAAGGATGCTGATGAGGCAAGAGACAGATTGCTTGCCAAAGCAAGAGCAAAAAGACTGGCAAAGATGAAGGAAGAGACAGAAGATTCTCTGAAAGACAAAAGAATGATGAGAGGTGGTGTTGATGGTAACACCAGATATGACAGACCATCTCCTAAACCAAATCTTTCTGGTAAGAAGAAGTCTGACCCTAATGCTAAAAAAAGAGCAGTAGATAAAGTCAGAGATGACATCATCAAGCAGTATGGTAAGGGAGCATTGATGTAATGCCTGCTGTATCTAAGGCTCAACAAAGGTTCATGGGTATGGTCTATGCCACCAAGAAAGGTGAAATGACCAACCCATCACCTGAGGTTGCAAAAGCAGCAGCATCAATCAAGAAGAAAGACGCTAAGGACTTTGCTTCTACCAAACACAAGAGACTGCCTGAGAAGAAGACAGTGGATGAGACTGCTTACTTCAAAACAGATCCTAAGTATCAGAAGAAACTTGCTGATGATGATAAACGCTTTAAAAAGCAAGACCAAAGAATGAAGTTTGGTAAGTTTATGGATAAAGCAAAGGCTGCAAAGGATAAGTTGAGACCTGGTGAAGTAAAAAGATATGATAAAAAGTTAGGAAGATATGTCTCAAATAAAGACTGATGAATATAGGTAATGGTGGGTACACCCAGGCAGCAGATGATGCAGGACCAAATGCTGGTTTTGATAAAAAACTGTTTAAGGGTGATGATGATCTTTTATCACAAGCCTTTCAGACTGATGCTGAATCTGGTCAAAACAGATACAATACATTCTCTTCAATCTATCCTGTACTAAAAGTATCTCTTTCAAACAATCAAGGTGATGGTCCATCAATTGATGCACAGGTTGCTGCATCAAAAGAATTTGTAAATAAGATGGATGAATCTAGCAAGAAGAAATTTAAAGACTTCATGTTAGAGACACAAATTAGAAAGTAATGGCTATATAGTGCAGTTGCACGATAACCATGCTTGCATTCCTGCTACCATTAGCTTCAAAAATCATTAAAGATGCTGTCGCCAAAATTCCAGAAAATGAGGAACTGGGTGAGAAAATGGTTGAGATTTGTCTTATTATTCTTACTAAAGCAGTTAAGTTGACCAAGACTGATATGGATGATCAACTGCTTGAAGTTGTGTCAAAAGCGATCCTTGCCAGAGATGAAGAGGGTTAATATTTTTATAAATATCTTATAGCAAAGAATTCTTACGGAACAAAGACATGGCACTTTGGGGAAATAATGACAATAAGAGTTCAGGGGGTACAGTCTCCCTTAACTATGGTAACAAAACTGTTACTGGTACTGGAACTACCTTTGGACAGACAGGTGCTGCCGCAGTTGGTGATGTAATTAGATTTGGTTCAGCATTTGGTGGTGCTACTGGTTTCTTTGGTGATGCTGTTATCACCTCAATTGCCAGCACTATTTCATTGAGAATTGACTCTACTGCTGGTTTGAGTGGTGGTGAAATCACTGATGTTCAATTCCAAGTTAGTGAGTCACCTAAGTATGCTGTAAAGGATAGTGCTCATAATCAATCTACTGGACACGTAGTCACTGGATTAGACCCTAAAATTAATTCAAGAGTAGCAACAAGAACTGCTATTGGTGGCACAACTATTACTATTACAGGTAATGCCTCAGGTAACAATGTAACTGCTGGTGACACCATTCTGTTTGGTACACCACACAGAGCACAAGCTGGCACAGTTCATTCAGTTGTTGGTTTGTCAACAGTTGTTCTCACCAAAGCTGCAGTAACAACAACTCTTAGATATCACACACCTAATAATGCAGCAACTGCTGGTATTGGAACTACATTGTTGTTGGTAACTGAAAGAGCATATGGTGATGACCCTGATATTGATTCTGTAAGACTCATTACAGTGGGTGATAGCATTGGTGTTGGTACATATTCTGGCACTATTAATGCAATCAATGAAAACTTCATTGGTCAGAGACAACTCACCCTTGGATCTGCCTTGACTCATGAAACACCTGCTGGTGCTGTGGTTGATATTACCAGAGCAGCTGCACCTGGTGATATTGCTGAGGTATATGGCACTGAGGTTCTGATGGGTAGAGAGACCCAGGTAGTTGGTACTTCTGCTGCTAACCAAGACAATGCTGCTAATACTTCATATCATCTGACATCTGTTGGTTGGGTTGGTATTACCACCTATCAAGATGCAAGTGGCAATGACAGAGTTAAGACTGAGACCCTTGTAGCAATGTCTGGCATCACAACTGGCAACACTGCTCCTTATCCTCCTGCATGATAAATGAGATTTACTGAGTTGAATGAGAAAAATTTTCTCATCTTTGCGATTAAACATTATGAAAATCCCCATGCTGTTACAAGAGAGGATTTTGATAAAGACCTCAACCACTTTAAGTACATCAAGAGATTACTTAAAAGGTATCGTAACAATGGGGATTTAAGATCTCATTTGTTAATAAATCATTTCATCATTCTTTATAACTTGTTTGGTGAAGCAACTACACCAATGTTGTTTTATAAGATTGAAAAAGATTATTGGGATATTGTTAAAACATTTATTGTATTCTTGAATAGATTGTCTGAGTCACCAAGGACATATATTCATGATTTGCCTATTGATGATAATTGTTTAAGGGAACTTCAAAGGATTACAAATGCAAATTGATAAAATCATTGGTATTGTAAGGTCTCTTAGAGAAGAAATGGGTGTTGGCGGAGGTATGCCAACCAATAATATTAGTGGTGGTAAGATTGCTGGTAGTGCCGCAGCAGGTGATGACCCCCCAGTGAGAAAGAAAAAGAGATATATTTACCAGAAGGGACTGAGAAAGACTTGGAGTCCTACTGATGGAAGAAAATCAAGTTAAGTTGGCAGTTTTAGAACAGAAGATTGAGGACTTGAAACCAATTGTCCTCAGGATTGATGCTGCAATTGAAAAATTATCTGAGGTAAATACTACAGTTAGCAGAATGCTTGCTGTACATGAAGAACGAATTACTAAACAGGAAGAGATTGACACTGTACTCTTTGCAAAGATTGACAAACTCCGTGATAAAATGGACAGCGATCATGACAGTGTGCTGCAAAGACTACGTGGATTAGAGAAGAGAGTGTGGATGGCAGTGGGTGGTCTTGCTGCCCTGACCTTCCTTATGAATAATAATGGATTGGCATCCAAAATCTTGACACCACTGCCAGAACCAGTTACAATCCAGAGAGGTGCTATTGAAGGTTAATGGATTTTATTGATATCAAATACATTAATCTTATATCATCCAGATTCCAGAAGTTTAAAAAAGTAAAACCACATCTTTACAATCTAAGGTGTCCTATATGTGGTGACTCACAGAAGAACAAGAACAAGGCACGTGGTTATCTTTACAGGATAAAGAATAACACCAACTATAAGTGCCATAATTGTGGCGTCAATATGTCTTTCAATAACTTTTTGAAGCAGATTGACCCTGTGTCACACAAGCAATATATATTTGAGAAGTTTAAATCTGGACATGCTGGAAAGAATTTTCAGGCAGAGGAACCTGAGGACATCTTTAAAAAACTATCAAAGAAACCTGTGTTCAAAAAGAAGATAATTGATTTGCCATCAGCATATGATGTTGTTCAATCAAAATCATATCTACACACAAGGGCAATCTTTGATGGGAAGTTTTATTACACTGCAAACTTTCAGGAATTTGCCAATACAATTAAACCTGGATCATTTCAGGACACCAAATTTGGTGAACCAAGAATTGTAATTCCTCTTGTCAGGGATGACCAACTTATTGGGGTTCAAGGAAGAGCACTCTCTTCAAACCCTATTAAATACTTAACCATTATGTTGGATGAAGATGCTCCAAAAATCTATGGACTTGATAGTGTCGACAAGGGAAGAACAGTTTACATTACAGAAGGACCTTTTGACAGCACGTTCCTTCGCAATGCGGTTGCTATGTGTGGAGCTGATCTTTCTAGTAGTGACTGGGGGGTTAGCGATTGCTGCTGGGTCTTTGATAATGAACCAAGGAGCAAAGAAATTACCAAACGAATCAGCAATGTCATTGAAAGAGGTGAAAAGGTTGTCATCTGGCCTAGTAACATAGGAGAAAAGGACATCAATGATATGGTTCTTGCTGGACACAATGTTCAGAAAGTAGTAGAATCAAACACATATAGTGGTTTACAAGCAAAACTTAAATTTAACACCTGGAAAAAGATATGAGCAACGGCACTAAAGTTAAAAAGAGGGATGGAAGAATTGAACCTCTTGACCTTGAAAAGATGCATCTTATGGTTGAAGAGGCAACCAAGGGTCTTGCAGGGGTCTCTGCTAGTCAAGTAGAGATGACTTCTGGTATCCAGTTTTATGATGGCATTACCACAGCAGAGATTCAAGAAATCCTTATCAAGAGTGCTTCTGATTTGATTGATTTGGACCATCCAAACTATCAGTTTGTTGCTGCTAGACTTCTCCTGTTTGCTATCAGGAAGCAGATGTATGGGAGGATGAGAACTCTGCCTAAACTCATTGATCACATCACTGAGAAGGCATATCAGGATCTATATGATAAGGATATCTTTATCAAGTATTCAAAGGAAGAGATTGAGAGGGCAGACACATTCCTTGACCATGAGCGTGACTTCCTGTTTACCTATGCTGGATTGCGTCAGGTTGTGGATAAATACCTAGTCCAGGATAGAAGCACTGGGAATGTCTATGAGACACCCCAGTTTATGTACATGATGATTGCTCTGACTATTTTCAGAGACTATCCAAAAGAAACAAGGATGTCATATGTCAAAAGATACTACGACGCAATCAGCAGACACAGACTCAACATTCCCACACCTATCATGGCGGGAGTGCGAACTCCACTTCGACAATTTGCTAGCTGTGTTCTTGTTGATGTTGATGACACCCTCGATAGTATCTTTAGCTCTGATATGGCAATTGGCAGGTACGTTGCACAAAGGGCGGGAATCGGTATCAACGCAGGCAGAATCCGTGGCATCAACAGTAAGATCAGAGGCGGAGAAGTTCAGCACACTGGCGTTGTTCCGTTTCTCAAGAAATTTGAATCAACTGTCAGATGTTGTACTCAAAATGGCATCAGAGGTGGATCAGCTACGGTTCACTTTCCAATCTGGCACCAAGAAATCCAAGACATCCTGGTCCTCAAAAACAACAAAGGAACAGAAGACAACAGGGTAAGAAAACTTGACTACTCCATCCAACTCTCCAAACTTTTTTATGAACGCTTTATCCAGAATAAGGAAATCACCTTATTTTCCCCACATAGCGTTCCTGGTTTGTATGAGAGTTTTGGGACCCCTGCTTTTGATGATTTATACTGTAAGTATGAGTCAGATGAATCAATCCCCAAGTCCACCATTGGAGCACAAGAACTCATCCTCAACCTACTGAAAGAGAGAGCAGAGACTGGTCGTGTCTATATCATGAACATTGACCACTGTAACTCACACTCTTCCTTCAAGGACAAGGTTGAAATGAGTAACCTGTGTCAGGAGATTACACTTCCTACCTATCCTTTACAACATATTGATGACCATACAGGTGAGATTGCTCTCTGTATTCTCTCTGCCATCAATGTTGGTAAGGTCAAGTCTGATGCTGAACTGGAAGATCTTTGTGACCTGGCAGTCAGAGGACTAGAAGAACTGATTGACTATCAAGAGTATCCTGTCACTGCTGCTGAGGTTGCCACAAAGGCACGTAGGTCCCTTGGAATTGGATTTATTGGACTGGCACACTACCTTGCCAAACTTGGGTACTCCTATGGTTCTCAGGAGGCATGGGATGCTGTTCATGGACTGTCTGAGTCCTTCCAGTATTACCTGTTGAAGTCTTCTAATAAACTTGCACAGGAGAAAGGTCACTGTGAATACTTTGGTAGAACAAAGTATGCTGATGGTATTCTTCCAATTGATACATATAAGAAGGAAGTAGATGAAATCACGTCAGAGGAGTTAGAACATGATTGGGAGTCTCTTAGAGCATCTATCAACACCTACGGTCTCAGGCACTCAACACTGTCCGCACAAATGCCTTCAGAGAGCAGTTCCGTTGTGTCAAACGCAACAAATGGAATTGAACCCCCAAGAGACTATCTGTCCATTAAGAAATCCAAAAAAGGACCTCTTAAGCAGATTGTTCCTTCCTACACTACTTTGAAGAATAATTACACACTGTTGTGGGATATGCCTGACAATGGTGGTTACATTAAAGTAGTGTCTGTGATGCAAAAGTTCTTTGACCAGGCAATTTCTGGTAACTGGAGTTACAATCCAGAGAACTATCCTAACAATGAGGTGCCAGTTTCTGTAATGGCAAATGATTTCTTGACTACATATAAGTATGGTTGGAAGACATCATATTATCAAAACACTAATGACATGAAGTCAGATGAGATTGTGGAAGACAAGTCTTCAAAATTGATGAGCCTACTAGAAGAATTAGAACAAGCCGAGGAGGGAGAGTGTGAATCCTGTGCAGTTTAAAGTTTCAATGAATAATACATTAGATGATAAGAAGGTGAAGGGTATGACTGTATTCAACAGCAACCCTCATGACACCAAGAAACAACCTATGTTTTTTGGTGCCCCTTTGGGGGTACAAAGATATGATTCTTATAAGTATCCTGTCTTTGAGAAGCTTACAACACAACAGTTGGGATATTTTTGGAGACCAGAGGAGGTATCATTACAGAAAGATCGTGGAGATTATCAGTCGCTTCGTCCAGAACAAAAGCATATCTATACCTCTAACCTCAAATACCAGATTATGCTTGACTCCATTCAAGGGCGTGGTCCTGGGATGGCTTTTATACCTTACTGCTCTCTACCTGAACTAGAAGCATGTATGGAGGTGTGGGGATTTATGGAGATGATCCATAGTCGTTCCTATACATATATTATCAAGAATGTCTACTCTGACCCATCAGAGGTCTTTGATAAGATTATTACTGATGAAAGAATCTTGGAAAGAGCAAGGAGTGTAACAGAAGCATATGACTCGTTCATTCAAGCAGCCCAAGAGTATGGGACTGGCAGTATGTGGGAGGAGGATTGGAAAGATTCTCCATCCTCTGTCTGGACTAAAAAAGATGTTAAGAGAAAGCTTTACAGAGCTGTTGCTAACGTTAACATTCTTGAGGGTATTAGGTTCTATGTTAGTTTTGCTTGCAGTTTTGCATTTGGTGAACTCAAACTTATGGAGGGATCTGCAAAGATTATCTCACTGATTGCAAGAGATGAGAACCAACACCTTGCCATCACCCAGAACATTCTGAATAAGTGGAAGCAGGGTGATGATCCTGAGATGGCAGAGATTGCCAAAGAGGAAGAAGAGAATGTCTATGCAATGTTTGACAAGGCAGTCAATGAAGAGAAGAAATGGGCAGACTATCTGTTCCAGGATGGCAGTATGATTGGTCTTAATGATGCACTTCTTAAAAAGTATGTTGAATGGATTGCCAATCGCAGAATGAAATCATTGGGTCTGAAACCCATGTATGACATTGCTGCTAATGCTAATCCACTTCCATGGACACAGCATTGGATCTCTTCTAAGGGATTGCAAGTAGCACCACAGGAAACAGAGGTAGAAAGTTATGTTGTTGGGGGTATTAAGCAAGATGTTGAAGAAAACACCTTCTCAGGATTCAAGCTTTGAGGAAATTTGGTGGGAGATGGAGGCTATTGAACCTTTGACTCCCCCTCAACAAAAAGTCAAGGCAAAAAAGATTGATGATTATCATTTCCATGAGAATGATATATATAAAAATGAGATGAAATCATTATGTGGAAGAGACTGAAGAGTATCAGAATCCCTGGAGATATCTGGAGTCCCCTTTTAGTGGGGGGGATGTTGGGGACTTTTACGGTTTTGTGTATAACATTACCAATCTCCAGAACCAACGACAGTACATTGGGCGAAAGTATTTTTGGCAAAAACGAAAGCCTAGATGTAAAGATAAAACTGTCAAGCGGAGAAGAGTTACATCTGAAAGCAACTGGCGCAACTACTATGGATCTTGTCCAGAGCTTAAAGATGATGTTAAAAAATACGGGAAGGAATCCTTTAGAAGAACTATATTGAGTTTACATGAGACTCCTGGTAGGGTAAACTATGAGGAGACAAGACAACTCTTTCTAAATAATGTTCTCATTGAGAAGTTGACAGATGGGACGCCTGCCTTTTATAATAGCAATATCCTCGGTCGTTATTACCGCAAAGATTACTTTTCCTATGATTGCTGAATTTTTATCACTGTTCGCCATGCCTGTGCCAATTGAGGAACAGGTCCAAGAACCTGAACCTGAACCCATTCCTGTTGTAAGATATAAGGAGTCTTGGAAGTGTCCTGACTGCACCCCAGAAGAACAATATGTTTTGAAGGAGATTCAGGAACACACCAAGATTAGTAACAAGAATGCCCTTGCTACAATCATGGGTAACATCCAACAGGAGAGTAGATTCACTGCCAACATCTGTGAAGGTGGTGCCAGAGTCAATTATAAAAACTGTTACAGTGGTGGTTATGGTTTGATTCAATGGACTTCTATTGGAAGATACAAAGGACTTGGGTACTTTGCTGATAAATATGGATGTGACGCTAGCACTCTTGAGTGTCAGACACGCTATATGATTAATGAGAATATCTTTCAAAGATATCTCCCTGAGTTTGAGGGTGGTGGACAAACTGTCTCTCAATATATGATCCCTGCATACCGCTGGTTGGGTTGGGGGGTCAAAGGCAACAGAGAACTCTATGCTTACGATTACGTAAAGAAATTCGTCTTCTCATGAACTTAAAATCTCTCATGGAACTCAAGGAATCAATTGGTATTTTTTCTAGAAAAACTGCCACAAGTTTAAACTGGCCACCTACTGAACAAGAGATTGAGTGTGCCATTGATGAGGAAATTGTAGAGTGTTCTGAGATGGATGCTCCATTTACTGGTGTTCCAGCACCAGTGGTCCTAACTGATGATCCTTGGTTTGGTCCTGCTGTTATTTCTGATGCTAACAAGGACTACATGGAACTTGAATATGAAGCATTCAGGCAAGACGCCCATAACTATTATGGTGAACAGTCCAAAGAACCAGAAAATATCCATGAAGTGATGTATGAGATGGCAACAAAGAATGCCCCTACAACACTTCAAATTGACCCCATTGGTGGGTCAGAAAACTTCCAAGGTGGATCAGAAAATGTCCATAGATGATTGGAGGTATAGTGACCAGAAAATGAAGGTAAGAGAACAAGCACTTAAAGTTCTTCTTGCTAAATTTGGTGGTCCTATGGAAGGAGGAAGACCTAAGTACAGCACACAAGCAATCTATGAGTGTGCTAATGACTGGGTATCACAAGGCAACATGCACACAGCAGGCATCTGCAAATACTGTGAAGCATACTACTTGACAGAGAACTGACCCCACTCTATAATATAGGGGTTGAGAGGCAAACAGGTAAGAGGCACAGACAAACATGTGTCCCCTCTCAACTGCTGCAACCCCCTTGCTAGTTCAGGGTTGGAGGCGATAGGAACTAGCACTCTGACTCAATAGCTCAGCTGGACAGAGCAACTGCCTTCTAAGCAGTCGGTCGTAGGTTCGAATCCTACTTGAGTCGTTGGAGAACTGATCATTCTCCATAGGGTATGCCAGAATAACAGATGTGGTCATGCACTCTGTAATGGTGAAGTAAGTCAGGGGTGGTGCCCGCTGTGGAAACACAGAACTCTTACCAAGAGGACTGAAAAGATTGAGGATCACTATTACTACTAGTGAGACCATCTTCATTGAGGGTATAGTATAATCCCTCTACCCACCCAAGCCATTCTAGCTCAGTTGGATAGAGCAGCTGTTTTGTAAACAGCAGGTCATCAGTTCAAGTCTGATGAATGGCTCTGGGGATAGTGGTACTCCACCAACCACCACCACTATCCCTCCCCTATGAAATCTCTTAAAGACTTTGAATTTGGTTCACGTCAACCTGATGAAATGAATCTTGCCCTACTCATTAGTGAGATGGAAGGTACTTACCAGCACCTTAAATATATGGGGTTCAAAGAGGATATGGATACCATAGAAGAGATGAAGAAGAGGTATTGGAAACTCTACTTCAAAGCAAAAAAGAACAATCCCTAATAGCTCAGTTGGTAGCAGCGTCTGACTGTTAATCAGAATGTCCCTGGTTCGAGTCCAGGTTAGGGAGCCAGGGAGATTAGTTCAGTGGTAGAATGTCTGCTTTACACGCAGGGTGTCACTGGTTCGAATCCAGTATCTCCCATAACCATCTAAGAGGTTAAATGCTTTCTAATGATTACAGTCAGATGCAAAGAATGTGGTGCAGAATTGACAAGCACTAGCAAGGTTCAGTTCTGTGGATGTCCCAACCAAATGAGAGTTGTGGACAATAAAGTAGGTGCTAATGACCTAGATAAGGTTGTTATGGTCACTAACAACGTAGAAGAAAGAATTGACAGTCACTTCTCCAGAGCAGAACTACTGTATCAGGAAGAAAGAAGGAGACGTAAAGTCAAGAGATTGGACTTTGAAGTCCGTTAAGTTGGAAGATTGGCAGAGTGGTTGATCGCGTTGGTCTTGAAAACCAATAAGGGTAACACCTTCCAGGGTTCGAATCCCTGATCTTCCTTTGTCCATTAGGATAACACATTATGCTTTTAGTAAAGGGAAAAGTTAAATCAGTTTATGATACTGAGAATGCTGAGGAGGTTCTCATCAAGTATCATGATAAAGTTACTGCTGGTAATGGTGAGAAAGAGGATTATCCAGCAGGAAAGGGGTCATTATGCTGTCAGATCTCATCAATTCTCTTTGAGAAACTTGCAGATTTAGGTATAAGGAATCATTATGTAAGGCAGGTTGGTCCAAACAACATGCTTTGCAAGAAGGTAAAAATACTTCCATTAGAAGTTATTGTAAGGAACAGAGCAGCAGGTTCAATAGTAAAAACTACAACTATTCAAGAGGGACAACCAATCATTCCTGCTATTGTAGAGTTCTTCCTTAAAGATGACTCAAAGCATGACCCATTACTTACTCCTGATAGAGTGAAAATAATGGGAATTGATCCTAAACCCCTTCAAGAACAGGCATCAATTATCAATGAACTTCTTCTAAACATATTCAATCTTACAGGTATGGACTTGATTGATTTTAAGATTGAGTTTGGTATTGATAATCATGGAGATTTACTTCTTGCTGATGAGATATCTCCTGACTCAATGAGACTATGGTCTAAGGACAATCAAGATAGGTTTGATAAGGATTTGTTCAGATTGGATGAGGGAGATTTAGTTCCAGCATATAAGACAATCCTTGAAAAATTACAATTATTTGTTTGACTATATAAATCAACTATGGAATACTTCTCTGTGGAATACTGGCAGGAGAACTGGGAAACTCTTATGGAAAGAGTGGAGAATGGGGAGACAATTGGTATAGAAAATGAGAATGGGGATAGGGCAGTAATGGTCCCCTATGATGATGAGATAATAAAGATATACACAGACCACAACGAAGCCTCCTAACTCCTGGGAGCATAGCTTAACGGTTAGAGCGAGCTCCTTATAAGGGCTTAGTCTGGGTTCAATTCCCAGTGTTCCCATTGGACAGTGCCTTTACTGTCCCCTTGACCAAATAGGTCAATCATTATAGAATTACAAGGTATCCAAACAGGACAATGACAATCACTTCCAAGTTCAAAAAGGACATCAACACTCTTCAGTGTGCTGTCAAAGGAGACTTCTTCTTGGATGTAAAGAATCCAAAACTTTACAAAAAAGTTCGTAAGTTTTATGAGAACAGTGGAGTAGTTTTTTCAGGTGATCCCCTGGATGACTATGATATCCTTCTTGATTACCTTGCTTCTGATCTCAATACTGTGGCATGAAGATTCTTCTAGAACAATTCCCCTATCGTTATGTTGAGAAAGGCACCATTGAACTTAATGGTATGCCTGATTACAGGATTCAAAAAGTAGATTCCTACACTGGTAAATACAAAGACATGTATCTTTGTGACAACCAAATGCAGTTGCTTACTGCTATGGAAGACTTTGAATATACCAAATGGTTAGATCCTGATGGTGTTCCTTGTTATGTCAAAGACGTAGCAAAAAGAGTTTCCTAATGTTCCAGGAAGATGCCATCAATCTAACCTTTGTTCATCCTTGGATGACAGTATCTGATGCAAATCTTCTACTAGAAGATACCTTCAAGAGGTTCAAATCTCAGAAGAGGTATCATGGTTGGAAGACAGTTCAGACACTGATGAATATTAGTTATGGCATCTATCAAAGAGAATCAGAAGAGAATTTAAAGGTAAGAATTGATCTTATCAAGTCACGGATGGACTCAAACAGCACTGGTCGGGATGAATAATCCGTTGGTTTCTTGCTTCCAGACAAAGAGCAAGTGGCGTGCATGGACCTTTGTAAAGCAGGGTGGGGAAACCTACCCTGCTTTTTTTCTAAATAGGGTGTTAGTTTTGAAAATGGAAAAATGGCAGCAAAAGGATCAGCAGCAAAGTCTGCTACTGGGGCAGCAATGTCCAAGTATGACGTAGAAGTTGAAGCAAGATTGAAGAAGTTGGAGGCAGAAGTAAGAGCACTCCAAACTCATGAGCACACCACTGATGCATCAGCACCTGCTGGTGACAAGACTGAAATTTTGTGGAAGATTGTATCATTGATGGAACCCAACTTTGATGCTCTTGTCAAAAAAGTAGGTGGTTGATATAATTGTTGTATAGTTTTTGATTTAGCATGGCTCAATATGTAAAGAAAGCGCTTGTTCTTGGCGCAGGTGGATTCATTGGTAGTCACATGGTCAAGAGACTGCGTGATGATGGGTATTGGGTGAGAGGTGTTGATCTCAAAATTCCTGAATATACTCCCACTGCTGCCAATGAATTTGTTGTAGGAGATCTAAGAGATAAAAGATTTGTAGAAAGATGTTTAGAATATAAAGGTGACAGGGGTAACTTCTATAACTCTGTCCCTCTTCGTTACATTCATGGCTTTGATGAGATCTATCAGTTTGCTGCTGATATGGGTGGTGCTGGTTTTGTTTTCACTGGTGAGAATGATGCTGACATCATGCACAACTCAGTTCAGATTAATCTGAATGTGTTGGAATCACAAAGGGAGATGAATGAAAGGGTTGGCAACAGGACCAAGATCTTCTATTCTGGTTCTGCTTGTATGTACCCAGAGCATAATCAAGTAGACCCTGATAACCCTGACTGCCGTGAAGAATCAGCGTACCCAGCAAACCCAGACTCAGAATATGGATGGGAGAAACTCTTCTCAGAACGTCTTTATTTTGCTTACAATCGTAATCATGGTATCCCTGTTAGAGTGGCTCGTTATCACAACATTTTTGGACCAGAAGGAACCTGGGATGGTGGGCGTGAGAAAGCACCAGCAGCAATCTGTCGCAAGGTTGCATACCTCCCAGAGGAGGGTGGAGCTATTGAGGTGTGGGGAGATGGGTTACAGACTAGATCCTTCTTGTACATCGATGAATGTATTGAAGCAACCAGACGCATGATGGACTCAGACTTCATGGGACCAGTGAATATTGGTTCAGAAGAGATGGTAACCATCAATGAACTGGTAGAAACTGCTGCTAGGGTTGCAGGCAAGGAAGTAAGAAAGATGCATAAACTGGATGCTCCTTTGGGTGTCAGAGGACGTAACTCCAACAATGATCTCATTAGAGAAAAACTTGGTTGGGATTATTCACAGACACTTGAAGAGGGTATCAGAAAGACATATACTTGGATTAAATCACAGATCAAAAGTTCAGAACCATACATTCCACTTCATCATCCTGTTTGATATGACAATCAGTTTTAATCATCTTGGTTTCTGGGGTCGCCTTGGAAACCAGATGTTTCAATACTCTACGTTGAAGTCCATTGCTAAGAAGCATGGTTATGACTTCACCATTCCACCCAGCACTTTCAGTGATCCATATAAGGAGCACCAGTTGTTTGAGGCATTCAAATTAGATAGTCTGCCAGCAGAGAACATCAGGTTTAATAATGCTCAGAATATGGTGCAGGAAGGGTACTTCCACTTTAATGAAGACCTGTATAACACCTGCCCTGATGATGTTGATTTGTTTGGATACTTCCAGACAGAGAAATACTTTGCTGATATTAGAGATGAACTCTTAGAAGACTTTACCTTCCTGCCAAACATCTACAATCCAGCAAAGGAGATGAGAGATGAAATGTCTGATGAGATTATTGCTCTTCACATTCGTAGAGGTGATTATGTAGAGCAACCATGGCATGGTCCACAGACCACTGACTACTATGAAACTGCATTGAGTTTGTTGCCACAAGAGTTGCCTGTTGTCATCTTTACTGATGATCCCATCTGGGCATTTGACCAAAAGTTGTTTGCTCCTGACAGATTTTCTATCTCAGAGGGCAACAGTAACCTGTTTGATATGTGTCTGATGTCTATGTGTCAGTATCACATCATTGCTAACTCTTCCTTCTCCTGGTGGGGTGCTTGGTTGTCTGATAGTAAGCAGGTGATTGCACCTAAGAGATGGTTTGGTCCACCACTGGATGAGAAGAATGATACAAAAGACCTGGTTCCTGCTAGATGGAAGAGGATATGATTGACCTTAGTAATGTAACCTTTATCATCCCCCTGAGGATTGATACTGATGACAGATTGAGGAACATCATCCTTTCCACATCATTCCTTCTGAATAACTTTGACTGTAAAGTCATTGTAAAAGAATCAGATGAGATGAAGAAGTTTGAATTGTGGGCACTTCCCACTATCAAATCTATTGCTGATACATCTAATCTGATCTATCAGTATGAAGAGAATCATGATGACCACTTTCACAGGACAAGACTCCTGAATGAGATGGTTCTGGATGCAGAGACTGATATTGTGGTGAACTATGATAGTGATATCATTCTTCCTATCAGTTCTTATGTGACAGCAAAGGAGATGTTGGATAGTCATGAATCAGATGTGGTATATCCATATAGATTTGGTGAGAGAGGAGAGAGAAAAGTTGTCCTGAATACACACATTGAGGATGTTGATGACCTTGATGCCCTACTCAAACAACCAATTGTGCAGGAGTTTGTTGCCACTTGGAAACCAGAAGTGCTTGACCAGTCCTATGGATATGCTCCTCATGGTAATGGTGAAGGTTGGGCAGAGTATGGTATGGTTCAGTTCTTTAATAAACAAGTCTACATGGATGGATACTTAGAGAATGAAAACTTTATTGCATATGCCCCAGAGGATGTAGAAAGGCACCATAGATGGAGTATGTTTGGTTACAAGATTGGTAGAATCAATAACTATGCATACCATATGGAGCATAAGAGAACACCCAACTCTCATTATAGTAATCCTTTTATGACAAAGAATAACCAACTTTGGGAATATCTAAAAGGATTATCTCATGATGAACTGATGGATTATTATGAAGCACTTGATTACGTAAAGGAGAAACTTAAATGAACAAATACTGCTTTGACCTAGACCATACACTGTGTGATCCACCATACATTGAAGAAGAAGGTAGGTGGGATTACTTTGCAGCTGTCCCATATCGTGATAGAATTGAGGTAGTCAATAAGTTGTGGTCAGAGGGTCACTACATCATCATTGAAACTGGTAGAGGATGTGACTCTAAGATTAATCACTATGAAAAAACCTTTGACCAACTGCGTTCATGGGGTTTGAAATTCCATATTCTCAGGACAGGTGTCAAGTTCTCTGCAACTTATTATATTGATGACAAAGCAGTAAACAGTGAGGATTTTTTCAATGGGAACCATCAAAAGTATTGTTAAGAAGTCTCCTAATATAATTAAGAGACTGTACTATAATGTAGTTCCCTTTTCAAAAAGGTATGGGAAAGTGTATGAAGATACACTTTCTTTTTTAACGGAATCTGTTGCTTGGTCTGAGTGGAGAAAGAAAGAGTATCAACTGTCAGAGATGAGGGTGTTGCTGCACCATTGCTATAACAATGTTCCCTATTATAGACAGATATTTGTTGATAATAATTGGACCCCTGATGATTTTCAGACTGTTGATGACTTGAAGAAGTTTCCAGTTCTCACAAAGAAGATTATCATGGAGAATAGGAATAATCTTATTGCCTCAAACCTATCACATCAAAAGGCATATCCTATTACAACTAGTGGTTCTAGTGGTGATAAGTTAAAGTTCTTTGTCAATGATGATGTCTTCAAGAGGGAGGCAGCATTTAATATGCGTGCCTACCAACAGCAGGGAGCAGAGATGTATGACACTCCCAGTGTGTGGTTGAGAAGGTATGTGCCTAAGAATAGTGATTCACCACTGTGGTACTATGACCATGAGTTGAAGAGACTGTATATGTCTGCCTATCATCTCAACAAAGATACAGTTCACTTGTATGTTGATAAGATTAATTCAGGATACTACCAGACAATCTGTACCTATCCATCCTCTGCTTACATCCTTGCTTGTCTCTTGGATGAAGAAGTTCTGTTCCTGAATGATATTGAAAAGATTCATGTGACATCTGAGAAGATGTTGAATCAATGGTATGATAAAGTTGATGCTGTCCTAGGTATCAAACCTTGTGGTCATTATGGACAGATGGAGAAGGTATCCTTCATGTATCAGACAGAGGATTCAAAGGATTACATTCAGAACTTGGAGTATGGTATTGATGAATTCTATGATAATGGTGATGGTACTCATGGTTTGATTGCCACTGGATTTATTAACCACTACATGCCTCTGATTAGATACAAGACTGAGGACACCTTTGTGTTGGAGGATGATAAGATCAAGGAGATTAATGGTAGAAGCAGTGATATTCTGGTATCTGCTTCTGGTTCCAGACTACCTGGTGTGAACTTTTACAGTTGGATTGACAAGAAGATGCCTGCTGTTAAAATGTTCCAGATCATTCAGAAGTCAAGCAAGGACATTACATTCAACTATGTGCAGAATGAGGACTGTGATGAGGACATACATAGTGAAATTGTAAATGGATTGAGGTCAAGGCTTGGTGACATGAATTACAGTGTGATGAAGGTATCTGAAATACCTAGGGATAAGAAGACTCAGAAGATTAGAAGCATTATTAATCAAACAACATGACTATCAAATATAATGGAGCAGCAGGACAGGATAAATTTGTCCTGAATGTTAATAAGTTTAAGAAGAATGGATACTTCTTAGAGTTTGGATCCCAAGAACCTATCAATGATAACAATACATATTTGCTTGAAAGTGAGTATGGTTGGAAAGGATTGATGTTTGAGTGGGAAGAAAAGTATGCACCACTATATGAGAAGCATAGGGGTGAAGATACTACATACATCATTGGTGATGCAGTGGATCATGACTATGCACTTCTATTTTCAAAACTTGAAGTCCCTGAAACAATTGACTTCTTGCAAATTGATTTAGAACCAGGTTTGTTGAGTCCTTTAACTTTGCTTCAAAAGTTAAATGATCAGGTTATGGACCACCATAAGTTTGCTACAATCACATTTGAGCATGACATTTATGTTGGTGAACCAAACAGTCCACACAATAGTGGTAGTCCACTGAACCAGGGCAGACCCTATGACTATGAAAATTTTCACAAGGTGAGAGATGGTTCTAGAAAAATCTTTGAAGAGCGTGGTTATGTTCTTGTGTTCCCTGATGTAAATGACAATCAAGAATACAATCTTCCCTTTGAAGATTGGTGGGTGCATCCAGATTTAGTTGACATGGATTATGTCAAACAAATCATTGATAAGAATAAAGATAGATATTGCGAAGCCCAAATCACTGGGTCTACTGTTTTTGGTCCAATTATTGAGTATTGAGAATGAATGTAAGCTTTGTTGGTCTTGGTAAACTAGGTTTGCCTCTTGCCTGTTGTCTTGCAAAAGCAGGCAACAGAGTGCTTGGTGTAGATAAAAATGAATATGTTCTTGACAAACTTAACAAGCAGGAGTTACCCTTCTATGAACCTGGGTTGTCTCAGATCTTTCCACATACAAACTTCTTTGGCTTCACTGATTCATACAGTAGAGCAATCAATGAGACAGAGGCTACAATTGTCCTTGTCAATACACAACTGGGTGACACTGGATACTCAGCAGAGTTTGTAGAGTCTGCACTTACTGACCTTGCAGTCAATTTGAAGAAGAGTGATAAGGATTATCACTGTATTATCCTATCATCTACTGTACTTCCAGGTACTATTGCTAAACTCATCAGTCTTGTTGAGAAGATTTCAGGAAGAAAGTTTGAGGAAGGATTTGGTTTTGCTTATGTTCCTGACTTTGTGAGACTAGGTAATGTCATTAAAGACTTTATGAACCCAGAGTTCTTCCTTGTTGGTGCCAACAACTGGGAGGATGCAGGCATTGCCCATGGCATTTTTGGTAACTTGCATCAGAACAATCCACCTAAGAAATACCTGACACTGGAAGAGACAGAGGTGGCAAAAGTTGCCTTGAATGCATTCATTGTCAATAAGATTACCTTTGCTAACTTCCTTGGTGAGTGTTGTGATGGTATGAAGAATGTGGATGTGCATAGAATCACAGACACTATTGGTATTGATAAGAGAATCTCACCACATTTCTTTGGGTATGGCACTCCATTTGGTGGCACTTGCTTTCCTAGGGACACATCTGCCTTCATTAAGTTTGCCTCTGATAGGGGCAAAGAAGCAAAGCATCTTGAATTCGCGAATGAGGTTAATGAAAATGTATACCAATCCCTTTTGGATAGATGTAGTAAATACCCAACAGTTGGCATTATTGGTGTATCATTTAAACCAAACTCTCCTGTCACAATTGGATCTCCATCAGCAAGATTGATTACAGATCTTGCAAAGATGGGCAAAGAAATCTATGCTTTTGATGAATTGGATGAGACATTTAATAATCTCAATGGGTTGAATGATCTCATTCACAAGTGTGTGTCACCACAAGAGGCAATTGACATGTCTGCTGTGTGTGTTTTCATGCATCCTACAAAGAAATATGCTACACTTAAAGTTGAGGGAAAAGAACTGGTTGATAACTGGGGCATCTTCTCATCTGAAAAACTTCTTACAGTAGACTCTTCATTGCCTGACTGATGATTAATAATAGAAAGAGTGTTGATTCTTTAAGTCCTTATAATGTAGGAGGTAGGTCTAACCTATCTTCTGATTGGGAATGTTTTGATTGGAATGAGTCAGAGTTTCCACCATCAAACAAGGTGTTTGAGGTGATGAAGAACTTCTATCGCTATGAAAGATATCCTGACATCTGTGCCTCTCAGTTGAAGCAGAAACTATCAGAGTATGTTTCTCTCCCATCAGACTTTATTGAGGTATATAATGGATCTGATGATGGTTTGAAAGACATTTTCACTGTGTTTGTGGATAAGGATACAAAGGTATTGACCTATTCCCCTTCATATACACAGGTAGATACATTTATTTCTATCAATACAGACCACTATGTAAAGGAACAAATTGTTGATCCTCTTAGTAGTCATGAGTATGAATGGGAGAAATGTATTGATAAAGATGTTGTATACATTGTCAATCCTAACAATCCAACAGGTAAATTGATTGATGTATCAACCATTCAGGGGTTGCTTCAAGCAAATCCAGACACATTATTTGTGGTAGATGAAGCATATTATGAGTTTGCAAGACAATCTTGTGCTCATCTAGTGATTGGACATAAGAATCTGATTGTAACTAGAACATTCTCTAAGGCATTTGGATTGGCAGCAGTGAGACTTGGGTATGTGCTGGCACATCCTGACCTGCTTTTTAATCTTAGAAAGATTAGAAATGGTAAGACAGTCAATGCCATGGCACAACTGTGTGGTGTAGCAGCACTTGATGATCTTGATTATCTGAATGCTAGGATTGATGAGATGAATGATGCCAAGAAGTTCTTCATTGACAACTTGGCAAACAAATATACTGCCATTGATAGCAGTGCTAATTTTGTATTGGTGAAAACACCTGATGCAAAAACTCTCCTAGATAAGATGAAAGAAAACAAGATTCTTATCAGAGATAGGAGCTCCTTTGTTAATCTTGAAGACTGTGTTAGAATCACAATAGGTTCTAAGAAACAAATTATTAAAGTGCTTGGAGTAATGAATTAATGATTGGATATGATCGCTTAGGTAGCAATGGAAGAATGGGCAACCAACTCTTCCAATATGCTGCGCTTAGGGGTATTGCAGAACATCATGGTTATGATTGGGTCATCCCACCTGATGATGCACCTAACCAGTCCAACTATGGTATGCATGAGGCATTCACTATCCCCCAGGAGCATGTAGGATTCATCAATCCTAACATCTCAATGCAGGCAATTTATAGTGACCAGACCATTCAGATGATGAATCCTGGTGTACAGACAGTGCAAGAGAAGTCATATGGATTTGACAAGGAGTTGTTTGACAACTTTCAGGATGGTACAAACCTTGATGGGTATCTACAATCATACAAATACTTTGAGAACATTAGAGAGAATCTCCTAGAAGAACTTACATTCAAACCTACAATCCTTGAACCTTGTAAGGAGTTCTTGTCTAACTTTGAGAAGGTGATCTTCCTACATGTAAGGAGAGGTGATGCTACCAGGACTGAGAAGCACTTGGATATGTTCCCTATGCCTACCTGGGAATACTATGAAGAGGCACTGTCTCATTTTGATGATGATGCTTATGTCTTTGTCACCAGTGATGATGTTGAATGGTGTCAAGAACAGGACTTCTTCTCTGATGATAGGTTCTTAATCAGGGAGACTGTTGAGTTGTATGAGCACAACCATAGAGATGGTGATGGTGAGTATCATCGCTCTTGTGTTCCACACACTGATATGTGTCTAATGTCACTTTGTAATGGTGGTATTCTATCCAGAAGCACATTCTCCTGGTGGGGTGCTTATCTGATTAAGAATCCCACACAACCTATTGTGGCACCCAAACCATTCCAATATTACAAACCTGCTTATGGTATTGAGTCACATACTGTTGATGAGTCTTTCCTCATCCCTGACAACTGGATCACTGTAAGCAAAGGTATTAGAGGTTAATCATGACTTATTCTAAGAGATTTAGTAGTAAATTCTATACAAGATTGCTGAAACCTGCAGGTAGTAATCCAGTAAGAGATAGAGCATCCTCTTTTGAGATTATCTTTGAACTGCTGGACCAGAAAGAAGATAAGAACTTTTTGATTGTAGAGACTGGTTGTATGAGAAGAGACCATGGCAATCTTGCTTTTGGTGATGATGGTGCCAGCACATATATTTTTGATGATTTCATTAACTTCTATGATGGAGAAGTTCATTCAGTAGATATTTGTGAGGATAATGTAAACTATGCAAATGAATTAACCTCTGATAAGACAACAGTACATTGTCAAGACTCTGTTGATTTCCTATGGAACTTGCCAAAAAAACAGATTGATTTCTTGTACCTTGATTCCTTTGATATTATTAGGGAGGACCCTCATCCATCTCAACTACATCATGTGAAAGAGATGTGTGCTGCTATTGATAAGTTAGGTAAGGGTTCTATTGTCTGTATTGATGACCACAATGCATTTTTTACCAATGATGGGAAGATTGCTAAGGGAACATATGTGAAAGATTTTATGGATGACATTGGTATGAAACCTATTCATGAGGGATATCAAATTGTCTGGGTGATGGAATGAGTGATGTATATTTAAAATCATGGCATGGTGGACTTGGTGATTCATTGCAGTTCTCCACTCTCCCAGAGGAGTTTCATAAACAGCAGGACAGAAAGACATATATTTTAGAGGATGCACCTTTTAGAAATCCAGAAATATATGATCTGGTGTGGGATAAAAATCCATATGTAGAGGGAAAGAAAGCAGGATCTTGGAATGCAGGTGACCTACCAGACATTCCATATCAAGAACTGTGTATGGATGGTAAAGGCACTGGCAATATGATTTCCAATTGGGAATTGTTTCATGGATTGGAACCAGTGAACAGTCATCCTAAAATTTATTATGAACCAGAAATTCATGATGGATATAAGGATGTGTTTATTGTTGACTTCACTTCTACAACTATTGGTTATGATGAGAACAAATTAAAAAATATCCTTGGGGATATGAAGAAGGAATATCCAGACAAAAGGTTTCTTTCTATTGATTTTGTTAAGTCAGTATCTAGCAATTCATATGATCTTGAGTATGATGGGTGTGTTGAAGTAGAAAGTATTTTTAGATACTGTGATCTTATGGCATCATCATATGGATTACTTACATTAAGCAGTGGTGCTAGTCACATGAGTTCTGCTGTAAAAGACTATGCCCCAGACCTTGACAGCATTTGTGTTATGCCAGAAAAGTGGTATAATTATCATAAGGAAAGGGGACTGTTCTTCTTTGACAACATTAACTATGTAATTTATTAGTATGGCAAGATTTTTAATTACTGGTATTTCAGGGTTTGCTGGTGCTCACCTAGCAAACCTTCTTCATCGTGAAGGGCATAAAGTATTTGGTCTCATTCGTCGTACCAATGGTATGGAGAGTGACATTCGTGATGTTGTTCCTGATGATGCTTACAACTCTATCACTTTCCTGTATGGAGACCTGACCAACTATCGCTCCATGCGTAAGGTCTTTGAGGAGAATGAGTTTGATGGTGTGTTCCACCTAGCAGCACAGTCTCACCCACCCACTAGTTTCCGTGATCCTATTGGCACAATGGAGACTAATGTCATGGGTAGTGCCAATCTTATCCAGGTCCTTCAAGATCATCAACCTGACTGTAAGGTGATGTTCTGCTCTACATCAGAGGTGTATGGCAATGTAGGACAGGATGGACGTAAGATTCATTGGAATGATGCTATTGTTCCTTCCAACCCCTATGGTGCCTCTAAGGCAGCAACTGATGTGTATCTCCAAGAGAGATTCAACAATGGATTCTTAAAAGGATTCATCACCAGAGCATTCTCTCACACTGGACCACGCAGAGGACGTATCTTCTCCATCTCATCTGATGCATATCAGATTGCTAGGATGATGAAGGGTTATCAAGTCAAAGAACTTTTGATTGGTAACCTCAGCACAACAAGAGTTGTGATGGATGTGCGTGATACTGTCAGAGCATACTATCTTGCCATGATGAATGAAGATGTGACTAACCATGTCTTCAATATCTGCGGTGATACACCCAGACAGATGCAGTATTTCACTGACAAACTGATTGAGATTTCAGGTTTGAATGATGTAGTGCAGAGGATTCATGAACCCTTCTGGCGTCCACATGAGATTCACTATCAACATGGTGACTCTTCTAACCTGGTTGAAATGACTGGGTTCAAGGAAGAGTATGATATTGATACTACACTTAGTGATTTGTTGAAGTATTGGTATGACAAGATCTCATGATTGTATTTGTCAATGGTTGCTTTGATGTCCTCCATAGAGGGCACTTTGAGTTAATCAAGTATGCTGCTTCTCTTGGTGACACATTGATTGTGGCACTTGATTCAGATCATAAGGTAGCCCAAGATAAGGGATACCTTAGACCAATCTACCCTCTTGAAGATAGAGTCTTTCAGATGATGTCTATTAAGGGGGTTGATGTGGTACATACATTTAACAGCAGGTTTGAGTTGGAGTCATTGATAGATTCCATACGACCTGATATACTGATAGTAGGTTCTGATTGGAAAGGAAAAGAGGTTGTAGGTGCAGAGTATGCAAAAGAAGTTAGATACTTCAAAAGGATTGGAAGTTACTCAACAACAAAAACAATTCAAGGTTCTGCTTATAGGTGACTCCTGTATAGACAAATATGTGTATGGTGTTGTTGATAGGATCAGTCCTGAGGCACCTGTACCTGTCTTGAAATGGGAGAGAGAAGAGAGGACTGGTGGTATGGCATGGAATGTCTACTACAATCTTCTGTCGTTTGGTATGAATGTAAGTATCATTACCAATGAAGAGCAACCCATCAAGACCAGATATGTTGATCTTAAATCAAATCAACAGATTATGAGACTTGATGAGAGAGATGAGGTGGGTGACTTTGGTTATACCCTACCAGATAATAAGTATGATGCTCTTGTCATCTCTGACTATAACAAAGGATTCATCTCAGCAGAGATGCTTAATCACCTTGTAAATTGGTTTGATGGTCCAGTCTTTGTGGATACAAAGAAACCAATGGTTCCTCCTACCAAGGCATTCATCAAGATCAATGAGTATGAACATGCCAGGGTGGGTGAGACCACAGACAGAATGATCATCACAAGGGGATCAAAAGGTGCTGAGTACCAGGGTAAACTATACCCTGGTGTCAAAGTAAATACATTTGATGTTTGTGGTGCTGGTGACACATTCTTGTCAGCCCTTGTGTATTATTATCTGATACATAATAAAATTGAGACAGCAATACCTTTTGCCAATAAGGCAGCTGCTATTGCAGTACAAAACCAAGGTACTTACATACTTTCACAAAGAGACATAAATGAATTGGCATCTGATATCATATGCTGATGAAACCTTTGCAAAGCAGCAGAGGTTCTTACATCAAATGCATAAGGAAGAATTTGTACATCATCCCTTCACAAGAGAGGATTTAGTACAAACAAACTTCTATCAAGAAAATAAAAAAATACTTGACCAAAAAACTGGTGCTGGGTATTGGTTGTGGAAACCATATTATATTCTTGAGGTGCTTAAATCTGCTGAGGAGAATGACTTTGTAATCTATGCTGACTGTGGAGACATGTTCTCTAAGGGTTTGGTTAGTTATGTAGAATCAATTCTAGAAGATCAAGACATCTCATTGTTACTGACAACTCCATTAAAGAATAGATTTGTAACCAAGAGAGATTGTTTTATTAGAATGGGATGTGATGATACAGCATACCATGAATCAAATCATTTAGAAGCAGGTTTCCAGATATGGAGAGTATGTGATAAATCTATCAAAGCAATTGAAGAATACTTAGAGTGTTGTAAAGATGAGATCAGCATCAACAATGATCCAAGCACATTGGGTGAAGAATTGCCTGGGTTCTTAGAACATCGCAATGATCAAAGTATCCTAACTAATCTTGCAATCAGAAATGGTTACACTGTGGGTGGACCAGAGTATAGAAATTTTGTTGAATGTAATTACATCTATTGGTATCAAAGAGGTGATGCAGGATATGGTCGTGAGATTGATTATTATTTGAATGAAATTAAGGAGGAGTGGGAATGCACAGTATCATAGTTACAATACACAATAGTGCCAGACAGATTCCAACAGGAGAGATTCTTTTGGAAAAAGTTCTAGATGGTATCATTAATAATACCACTGGTGACTATGAACTTCTTTGTATGCTTGATGGATGCACTGATGATTCTGATAAAATTGTAGACAAATATACTGATAGATCTAATGTAAGAGCAATAGTTCTTCCAGATGTATTTGAAGTCAGAACAAACAATGCTGCATTCAAAGAATCCAAAGGAGAATTTGTAATTGTAGTGCAGGATGACCAGGTTGTTGCTGAGAAGGGTTGGAATGAGAGGATGCAGAAACCCTTTGATAATTTTTATGATGTCTTTGCTGTGACTGCGATGTGCTCTCACAATTGGGAAGTTAATCCCCACTCAATTCATCTTCATAATCCTGATATGCCAGTCACAGGGTGGTGTGATATTCTCAACCATGTAGATCATGCCTCAGTAAATCATGGTTTGTCTAGGGATATCTTTGCTGTAAGATCTTCTGCTAACAGGGGACCTCTGATGATGAACTTAGATGATTTGAAAAAATTAAATTATCTTGATGATTCATTTGCCCCATGTGATATGGATGATCATGACCTTATGTATAGGGCACGTCTTGAACTTGGCAAAGTTTGTGGTGCTTATACTATTGATATGGAGCCAATGTCCTGGTCTAGTGGAGCAAGAGTTGGTGGTGATTTACCCCTCTGGGCATACAAATCACAGCATAAGAATACCAGAACCTTCTATGAGAGATATCATGATGTGTTAGTATCTAATAGAATCATTGATAATAGAGTGTTGAAGTGACCCATAAATATCAACAAAAATGAACTCACCAAAAGATCCAATTAAGTTTGTCTCCAAGGGATGGGGATATGAAAAGTGGATAGCAAATAGTGAAAAGTATTGTGGTAAACTATTGTTTATTGCAAAAGGTAAGCAGTGCTCCTGGCACTACCATGAGAAAAAGGATGAGGTCTTCTATGTACATAAGGGGACTTTGGTGGTATACTATTCATGGCACGATGACCTTGAGTTAGCATACTGTGTTACTCTGGGTGAAGGTGACAAGTTTCATGTTCCCACTGGTATGAAGCATAGAATGAAAGCATTACAAGATACAGAAGTGTTTGAGTTTTCTACTGAACACTTTGATGAAGATAGTAATCGTATTATTCCAGGAGATTGATGGATAGAAATAAAGCAGCATATAAACTCCAAGGGATGGGTCCAATCTATTGCGTCAATCTTGATGGGCAACCAGAGAGATGGCAGTACATGGAGGATCAATTTAAGTATTGGGAGGTGAATGACTATCAAAGAGTCTCTGCTTTTGATGGTAGAGATGATGATTTGGGTCACATCCTAAAAGGAAGATACCCTGATATGATGTCATCTGGTGAGGTAGGTTGTACTACCTCTCATCTTAAAGCGATTAAGAAGTTCTATGAGGAAACTGATGCTCCTTATGCAATCATGATGGAGGATGATTGCTGTCTTGATACTGTAAAGTATTGGAACTTTACATGGAAAGACATTGTGGCTAAGATGCCCTATGATTGGGACTGTTGTCAGATTGCTATCATCTGCACAGGAGATATCTTCACAAGGATCCACAAGAGATTTGTGAATGAGTTTTCTACTGCCTGCTATCTGATTACAAGACACCATGCTAAGAAACTTATCAATTTACATTGTAGAGGAGATAAGTTTAAACTAGATAATGGAGTCAGACCAAGACCAGTAGCAGATGATCTCATATACAACTCAGGCAACACCTATGCTGTTCCTCTTCTTCTTTACCGCCTTGAACTGGGGTCCTCTATCCACCCTGAGCACATTGACGCATTCCACAAAGGGAACTATGATGCACAAATGAACTGGTGGTCCCAAGCAGGGGCACAGCAGTCCATAAATGATGTGATGGACTATGATCCCTATCTTGGCAGAGTTGCTCCATCACAGCAGGGTGAAAACCCAACCTAGTTGACAGAATTGAACTTGTCTGCTAGTATAAATACTTAACCTTTTGTCTTTCAGTAATTAAAGTAACAAAAGGAAACAAACAGGACCACGTCGAGGTCCTTTTCATCCGTAGGTTAAACTCTACGAGACACAATAGGTAACAAAAATGTTTAAATCTGTATTCGCAGCCACCGCTGCTCTGTCCATGTCCGCTGGCGCTGCCCTTGCAGGTCCCTACGTTAATGTAGAAACCAATGCTGGTTGGGTTGGCGATGATTACTCTGGTGCAACTACTGACATCCACGTAGGCTACGAAGGTGCCCTGGGTGAAGGTGGTGCTGGCTACTATATCCAGGCTGGTCCTGCCATCGTCGCTGTTGATGGTGAAGACACTGATACCCAGTTCTCTGGTAAAGTTGGTCTTGGCCTGCCTGTCTCTGATGCCCTTGGAGTCTATGGTGAGGTTTCATTCCTGACTGCTGATGACGATGATGACTTTGGTCTGGGTGGTAAGCTTGGAGTCAAGTACAGCTTCTGATATCTGATATCTTAATATCCTAACCTCCTCTTTATGGGGAGGTTTTTTTATGGTTAAATTTGGATTAACCTTGCCAATATATTAGGAGGTCTTTCTTAATTACTTCTTAGTGGACATAGACTTCAGGTTAAGTTAAGATATTCAAGTACAAAACACAAAGGTACAAACAAATGAAAGCATTCGCAGTTGCCCTGCTTGGTTTGGCGGTTACCGCCCCAGCAATGGCAGGTCCATACGTATCCACCAAATCTGAATTCAAGGGTGACGAGGAAGGGTATGCTAAAACAGTTCATCAAGGACGCCTGGGTTATGGGTGGAAACTTGAAAGTGGTATCAAACCATACGTTGAAGTTGGTGGTGGTCTCTCCGCTGCTGATGGTGTAGAAGTCTTTGATGGAGATACCTTCACTGTTGCTGAAGTTGGTGCATCAATCCCCATTACTGAAAAACTTTCTGCAAAGGCAAAGTTTGAACACAAGTGGGGTGAGGATGAAGCCCGCGATTGGAAGTTTGAAGTCGGCACCAAGTACAAGTTCTGATAGGAAATAAATGAAACTCAAAGCACTCGCAGCAGTTATTGCTGCCACCCCTCTCATGGTTGCCTGTGGTTCTTCCACAGAGAAAGCAGAAACGTTTAAACTAAATGGAGCAGGTGCTACCTTTCCTTCTTCACTTTATAACTCTTGGTTAATGGCATTTTCCAGGGAAACTGGAAACCAAATCAACTATCAAGCAGTTGGTAGTGGTGCTGGTGTACGTCAGTTCAAGGCTAATACTATTGACTTTGGTGCCTCAGATGGTGCTGTAAAAGATAAAGACCTTCCTCCCTCTGGTATGGTTCAAATCCCCATGACTGGTGGTGCTATTGTCCCAGCATACTTCAACCCAGAGTGTGAAGAAGTAAAGATGACTCAGACACAACTTGCTGATGTCTATCTTGGCAAGATTACCAACTGGAAAGAGTTTGGTTGTCCTGATCGTAATATCCTTGTGGTCTATCGTTCAGATGGTTCAGGTACTACCAAAGGATTTACTAATTCATTGTCTGCATTCTCCCCTGAATGGAAGAAGAATGTGGGTACAGGTAAGGCAGTTAGTTGGCCTGTTGGTGTTGGTGCAAAAGGAAACTCTGGTGTAGCAGCACAGGTACAAGGTCAGTTTGGTGCCATTGGATATGTAAATTATGGATATGTAAAGAATGGTGATCTAAGACAAGTCACTTTACAAAACAAAGCAGGTAACTTTGTTATAGCAAATGCAGAGACTTCTGCTTCTGGTCTTTCCAAGATTGTCCTTGATGATAAACTGAGAGGAGCAGATCCCAATCCAGAAGGTGCTAACTCCTATCCTATTGTTTCATTAACTTGGATCCTTGCTTATCCTGAATCCAAACCTGGTGTGAAGGAAACTCTACGTTATATGTTGAGTGAAGAGTCTCAGGCAAAGTCTGATTCTCTAGGTTTTGTTCCTTTACCAGAAGACCTACGTCAAAAGTCCCTCAAAGCAGTAGAAACAATCAATGAAGAAGAAAGTTAAGAAGATGTTGGAATGGTTCTATGATGACTCTGACAGGGGTCAACAGAACATTTCAGAGGTGCAAGACATCTATACTCTGGTTGAGAAGCTTCAATACAGGATAGAAGCATTAGAGAATGAACACATGCTTGTTCTCAAAGAGTTAGGAAGGATACAATCTCAGACTGATGAGGCTTGACAGCCTCATTTTTTTTATATATAATATGTAAAGATTTATAACACATTGTAAAATGACTGTTACAACTAATGAGCTTGGCCAACAGAACATGTTCGCCAAAGAACCTCAGATGTATGTTTCAAAGACTGATGCTGAGCGTTATGGATACGAAACCTATGCTGAGAGGGCAGAGAAGTTGAATGGACGCACTGCTATGCTTGGATTTGTTGCTGCTCTTGTCAGCTATACTTTTAGTGGTAGTGTATTTTTCTTTGGTGCCTTTGGATTCTGATGATTGAACTTCTTACTTACTATGTGATTGTGCTGCTCCTTTTTGTAGGAGCACCAGGAGTTTTCTTTTTCATTGTATTCATGCCTGCTCTTCAAAACACAAAGGGAAGGATGGTTGGATACAAAGACCACAAAACCTATGGAGATTCCTCCATCTACGAGAATACACCCAGTGATCTCAACAATTACACCCTACAAATTGGCAGAGATCATACGTGATACTTGGCCACAAATTAACTTTAACAAGGAGAAAGAACAATGTTTAATGAAAAAGCAGAAAGAATCAATGGATGGGCAGCAATGATTGGCGTTGTTGCAGCAATGGGATCCTATGCAGTGACAGGACAAATCATTCCTGGTATCTTCTGATGTTAATGACTGCTGCTACATTAGTATTTGCCTTTGTTCTCTTCTCACAATTTCAAGATGATGATGATGGTGGTGGTCCTGACAAAGGCTTGATGACACCTGTCTTAGAGAGGGGTTAGAGTTACCTTAAAAATAAATAATATCAGCCATGTTCAAGAGATCTATGAAAAAGTCTTCAGATCAAGATGAATATCAATGGCATGAAGAAGGAGTTGCCACTTTGGTCAGACTTGTTATACTAGTCTGGTCAGGTGGCATTCTTACGTTGAACTATATTACAATTCCCTGGTTACCACAACAGAAAATTGATCCAACTTTCATCGCTTCGATTTTTACCGGTACTTTAGCTACCTTTGGGGTCAGTCCTGCTAAGCAAAGTAAAGATGGAAATGGTAATAACTCAGGTTCATCTGCTCCTACTATTGCTAAGAAGAAAGAAGAGCTACCAGTCGTCTCTACAATAGACAAAAAATGATTGAAGGATTTGGTCTTTGGTCAGCAATTGGTTTGCTGACAACAATAGGTACAGGGTGGTTAACTCCTACCAACATAGAAACATATGTTGGTATGAATTATTCACCATATGAACAGGAATTTATTAGGTTGAAAGAACCCATTGGTTATTATGGTATTCAAACAGACATCCATGAGAATGTCAGACTATTTTTTGAGCATCAATCATCACCAAAAATGAGTAGTGACCACCCAGGACTTAACCATGCTGGTGTGAAATTTCTAGCACCAGTTACACCCTCTACCACAGCATATTTGGGCATCTCTGCTAATACATATTGGGATACTGATAAGGTAGAAAAAGGCGTACTCACCAGTGCTGGTATTGAGTTAGGAGGTCAAGACATTAAGTTTTTCACTGAGTATATCGCACCTACATATGACTTAGGTGATGGTAGAATTGCAGCAGGTGTCAAACTCTTTTTCCGATAATGTCTCACAGATTTGAAGAAATAAAACCACCTCACCCTATATCAAGGGAAGAGGTGGAAGAGATGATAGCAGCTGCAATTAGACAGCATAATCACACAGCGTCTATCATAAGTATGATCTTAGGAACAATAGTTCTTGCTTTGTTCCTTGATGGTCTGTTAAGACTGTTAGGTATTGTACCACCATTTATGGGGATAGACATAGACATAGTTGAAAAAATTGTTGAGAGGATTAGATGAAGGTAGGGTTGATTGGTCTTGGTCGTATGGGCGAAGGCATGTCACGAAGGATGATGTCCCAAGAGATTCAAGTCTGGGGTTACAGAAGAAATTATGACAAAGCACAGGAAGCATATGAGAATGGATATGTGGATGGTGTTACAGTTGGTATTAAGGAACTAGTTCAAGCAGTAAAGACTGGAACTGGGACATATGATCACCCTGGAACTGGCATCTTTATGATGGTTGTGCCAGCAGAAAACGTTGAGGACACTATCAATGAGCTTTTACAGCATTGTACTGAGGGTGATATTATTATTGATCATGGCAATAGCAACTTTAAGGATTCTCGCAGGAGAGCAGAAAGGTTGGAAAAGCTTGGCATCCAATACATTGACTGTGGCACTAGTGGTGGTGTTTATGGTCTTGACCGTGGATATTGTCTTATGGTTGGTGGTACAAATACAGCAGTATCTGTATGTGCCCCCATTTTCAGAGCACTCTCCCCAGGTATATCAGGTGCCACCCGCACCGATCCTATGAGTCGTGCTACCAGTGCTGAGTATGGTTGGTTACATTGTGGACCAGCAGGTGCAGGACACTTTGTAAAGATGGTACACAATGGTATTGAATATGGTATCATGCAAGCATACGCAGAGGGCTTTAACATACTTCAAGCAGCAGATGCAGGAAGAGCTTATGTGGTTGAGGGTGATGCCGAAGTGGCTCCCATGTCCGACCCCCAAAATTATCAGTATGACATTGATGTCGCTGAGGTTGCTGAGTTGTGGCGTCGTGGCAGTGTTGTTGGTAGCTGGTTACTTGATCTCACTGCTGATGTATTACGGAGCGATCCTGAGCTTAGCAAGTACGGTGGGGGAGTTAGCGATAGTGGTGAAGGTCGTTGGACTGTCAATGCTGCTGTTGATCTTGGGGTTCCTGCTCCTGTCATTACTACCGCCTTATTTGAGAGGTTCAATTCAAGAGGACTTGGGAACTTTGCTAACAAGATCCTAAATGGAATGAGGTATATGTTTGGGGGGCATAATGTTCGCTGATGCCCTTGCAATCCTGGCAATACCCTTTGTATTATCCACGATATATTTCGGGATACGAAAAGGTGAGAATGTCTACTACGAGTCGGATAAGTATGATGGAAATGGAACAGCCCACTAAAACCCTTGTCATCTTTGGGGCAACTGGTGACCTGTGCAGAAGGAAACTAATTCCTGCACTGAATAAACTGTATCAAAAGAATTTGCTTCCTGAAAATTATAAGATTATTGGAGCAGCAAGAAGAGAACATACAAGACAATCCTGGTTGGAAAGTCTTGATGCATATTATGAGGCTGGTCTGTCATTAAAGATGGACTATCATCAATGTGATTTAAGTGATGTTGATACCCTTAGATCAATACCTGTCACAGATGACATGACATTCTTTTTGTCTGTACCACCAGACAGATATGCTGATGCCATAGTAAACCTTAAAGCAGCAGGATTACTAAATGACCCAGAAAAAACAAGAGTCGTTATTGAGAAACCTTTTGGGGTGGATCTTCAATCTGCTAATCATTTACAGTCAGTGGTTAGCGGATGTCTACGCGAGAAACAAGTATATCGCATTGATCATTATCTTGGCAAAGATACTGTTAATAATATACTTACTACTAGGTTTAGTAACACTCTTTTGGAGCCCCTTTGGAATAGGAATTATATAGAGGAAGTCCAAATCTTTGCCACTGAAACCATTGGTTGTGAGGGAAGGTCACAATACTATGACACTGCTGGTGCTGTGAGAGATATGTTACAGAATCATATGCTCCAAATTTTGTCATTGATTGCTATGGAAGCACCTTGCAGGAATGATGCAACAGAAATTAGAAGAGAAAAAGTTAAAGTATTAGCAGCAACTAGTTTAGGGGAGGACCTGATTTGTGGACAATACGATGGTTATCGTAATGAAGAGGGCGTTGATCCTTTCAGTAACACTCCTACCTACGTTGCTGGTTCTCTTCACGTCAATAACTGGCGTTGGAAGGGGGTTCCTTTTAACTTCATGACTGGTAAGAAGATGCCTTACTCTTGTACAGAGGTAGTCATCAAACTCAAAGAACCACCACTCAATCTATTTCCAGGACATGAATTCAATGACCGTATTGTTATGCGTCTGCAACCTAACCCTCATCTTGATATTCGTATTGATATCAAATCTCCTGGGTTGAATGATAAGGTAGAGACAGCAACCCTGACTCATCCTTATCCAAAAGGTGCTGTGGATGGATATGAAAAACTTTTCTATGATGCCATGAATGGTGACCAATCACACTTCGTTCATGCTGAAGAAGTGTTAGAATCTTGGAGGATTGTTGATGATTTGTTATGTGTTGGTGAACATTGTCCCATAAGAACCACACCATACATCTATTTGGAAGGTTGGGGTCCAGAACACAAAGTAAACACCATCACCAAATGGGATTTCCCAGAATGAACCCAGAAGAAAAGAGAGAGTTTCACAAATCTCTTAGAGAAAGAATCAAACAACTTAGAATGGCTCATTTGTTTGAGGAACCTTGTCCTCTTTATGAACCTGAATGGGAAGAGGATTACTTTTGGGATTGCAGATTAACCTACGATCATCACGAGGAAGAAGATGCATAACCTAGCACATTTTGCAGCACATGTTCTCAACAATCCAGTATCACTAGGCACACTTTGTATACTCCTTGTGTTTGTACCCATACTTGGTATGTGGGCAGTTCATAAATATGGCTGGGAACACTGGGAGCCATTTGGAAAGGCACACGAATGAAACCTCTTGTATTAGTATTATGTTTTCTTCCCCTTGGCATCATATGGATTGTAATGAAATTGAGTTTGTGGATTACAGCAGCAAACAATGAACGAAGATACGTCAAAGCAGAATCCAGAAAACCCCATGGACCCTACTTGGCAGATGCATATGCAGACGTTGATGAGGAGGAAGAAGAATATGGAGATCGCACAGATTATAGATGATGCTCTCTACCAATACTATGTGGTAGAACGTGGAGAGAATGTACCTAATTGGAGGTACATGAAGGATGCTGACTGGTGGATTGAATATCTCAAATCATTAGGGATGAACCCTAGGAACCCATGAGTCTGGAACTTTTTGGGACCATATTACTATTTGTTTTTGGTCTGACCATGATATATCAGGGTCATTTAATCTTTCATGGAAAGAAAGGTTATAAGCATTGTGAAAGAGAGAAGAAGAAGTCAGAAGATACAAGAAGAGTAATAGAAAATATATTGAAAGATAAATGAATTTACTACTGAGACCACTTCAAGATCCAAATGATCCAGTATGGAGTGTAATTATTATGATAGCAATACTTTTATGTGCGGTGCTATACATAGTTGTCTATATATTAGGCATAGATGAGAGGGAAAATGGGAGCAATGGTGCCACCCAGCAGGAAGAGTTGTTACAACTTCAGAGTAGTAGAGATCAACAGGGTAGTTGATGGTGATACTATTGATGTAACAATTGACTTGGGTTTTGACTTATCTAAGAAAGAAAGAGTAAGAGTTGCAGGTGTAGATACACCTGAAAAACGTACCAGAGACTTAGAGGAGAAAGCACTTGGATACGACGCAACCAACTGGCTCAAAGAAAAACTGGAAGGTGCGGTGGCTGGTGATGATGACCTTATTATTAGGACTGAACTTGTTGGCGGGGTTGGCAAATATGGGCGTCTTCTTGGCTGGTTATACATTGGGGACTCACTGGTGTCACTCAACGAAGAAATGATTGAAGAAGGATATGCCTGGGCATATGATGGTGGCACTAAGCAGAAAGACTTTGAACAACTACGTGAAATTCGTCGTGCCCTTGGTACGTTAGTTGAATGACAAAAAACATTACAATCAATGCACCAGAGGGTACAAATATTGAGGGTTTGCAGATTGAACAAACCATTACTCAACCAGCAGACTTGGAGTTAGGTCCAGTCAAAGTTGGAGACTCTTCTGTGCTCACTTGGAGTAATGTTTCTTTTGTTGTTCTTCTTCTTGCTGCCCTTATGATCTTTATTAAATTAACAAAATGAGACAAATTAAATCTGCCTTCAAATGGCATAGAAGGAAGGTCTACAAACCAATTAAAAATAAGTTAGGATTGAATGGATATCAAATGTCATGGATTGCATTTGGTAAAGGAATAATTATTGGAGCACTTATCTTATGAGAAGAGAAATGTTAGATGCTCTCAAAGCACTTGCTATTGGGAACATCAAGAAAGCAAAGATGAACATTGAAGTTTATCTTGCCAATCCAGTTGGCATTGGGGAGCATCCAGATGTGTTGGGTGCTATCCAAGAACAAATTGATCTTATTGCAAAAGAAGAAGAACGTTTAGAAGTCATTAAAAAATACTTGGAGGACTGATATGAGATACTTTTTTGCATTGTTTGCTACACTTTTCCTTGCTGCACCTGCTTGGGCAGTAGATGTCTCCATGGGTTCAGGTGGAAACTTGATTTTTGATCCATCAGAGGTTACAATTGATGCAGGTGAGACTGTCCATTTTGTAAATGGTATGTTACCACCTCACAATGTGATTGTTGAAGGTCGTCCTGACCTTGGACATGAATCATTAGCAATGTTACCTGGTGAAGAATTTGATATTACATTCACTGATCCTGGTGACTATACATATTGGTGCGCTCCTCACAAGGGCGCAGGAATGATTGGTACTGTACACGTAAACTAATGTCAACTTTTTCAATTACACTTAAAACACCTGATGGTGAACACACCATTGAGTGTCCTGATGACTCTTATATCCTTGATGCTGCTGAGGAACAGGGTATTGATATGCCTTATTCCTGTCGTGCTGGTGCCTGTTCATCTTGTGCTGGTAAGATTGTGAGTGGCACCATTGATCAGTCTGATCAATCTTTCTTGGATGATGATCAAATTGAAGTTGGATTTGCTCTCCTTTGTGTTTCTTACCCAACATCTGATTGTGTGGTTGAGACAGAAAAAGAAGAGGAACTCTACTAATGCCTAACCCAAATGCTCTTTTTGAAGACATGGAGAAACTCAATGCTCTTTATGAAGAGCTTTGTTGGGATGTAGATGATGAACTTGTCTTCACTCATGATGGGACAGAAGTAATCATTTACAATAAAACAAAAGAAAAACAAAAGAAAATATAATACTGCTATATACAAGTGACGTAGCGGTAGAGACATGCAGAAAATTGTGAATGTGATTTCAATTTTTTCAGGTCTAGTATCTCTTACAATTGTAGGAGCAACTGGTTATGTTTATGTGATGAGAGAATCAATAACAGAAGGAATTAAGACAGAGATTATCAAATCTGCCACAGAGGGAGTTAGCAAAGCTCTTCCAGGTATTGTTGATTCAGCAATGCCTGAATTTCCTTCGTCTACTGGGGGTGTAAGTGGACTAGGTGGAGCAGTAGGAGTAACAGGTCCAGCAATCCCCTTAGGTAGATGAACAAAGTAGTAAAGTATAGTTTAATAGGTGTGCTTGGTATTGTTGGTGTAGCACACATTGGTTTATTGGGATATGTTCTCAGGAAACCAGTAGAGAAAGTAGCACCAGTGCCTACTATTAATATCCCAAAAGGTCCATATTCTTCTTACAGAATCAAAGCAGGTAAGGATGGATATGAGATTGAATATCGTTCTGATGACCCCAAAGTTTTAAGTTCAAGTAGAAGTCTTGATCTTGAAAAAGAGAAGAGAGGAATCTTTGGTGGTGGATCAGAGATTCGTTCTGAGTACAGGACTGATCAATATACAAGAGAAGGAACTAGAAATATTGGAGGTGTTGCAACAGATAACGAGGGAAAGTTAAGTGCAAAAGACGCGGAGTGTTTAGTGGCGGACGCTGGCGCACGATCACAAGGTGCAATGGCAGGGACTAGTCTTGCTGCTGGTTTAGCAGTGCCAGCAGTTGCAAGTATTCCTTATGTTGGATGGTTAGCAGGTGGTTGGGCATTACTCCTAGGACAGAACCTTGGAGAGGCAGCAGGGTCAACTGTGAACTCTATGATCAGTGATTGTTAATGCCAATTCCTGAAATTAGGATAAACAATCTAAGGATTGGTGATATCAGAATACCTGAAATGCCTAGGTGGTTGACAACAGATCCACCTATGGCATTGCCAGTCTACCCACCTGTAACACAACAACTAGGGACACCAATTGTAAACATCCCTGGTTGTGTAACTGCGCATAAAGATAGTAGTCAGAATACAAACTTAAAAAATCAAGATGATAAGGGCACAGTCACTCTATGTGATGCTGGCACACCAAGTTATAATCCTCTTCAATATGACACCAACAAATTAAATATACAACAGGAGGCACCTCCACCACCCCCTGTAAGACCACCAGAAAAACCTGAGCCACCCAAGGCACCATCAACCCCTGCAATCCCCAAGACAGAGGCACCTATGCCTTCCTGTCCTACGAGAGAACAGCAATTAAAAAACCCCATAGGAAAGATCCTAGAGGGTAATCAGAAGATTGTTAATTATGAGATGGTAGGTAAGGAATGTCTACCTGTAATGGAGAAGTTATCAATACCTGATCAGATAGTTCAGAATATACCATCAGCAGGTATGGTTACTACCACTGCATCTATTGCTATTGTGGCAACGTCCTCGGCACTGCTTGCAAAACCTCTTGCTGATCTTCTGTTAAAAGTGGTGAAACCGACTGTGAAGAAGGTAATGAAGAAGGTTGCTGCCTTACGGGGTAAGAAGATCCCGCCACAGTCCTCTTCTGAGAGGGTTGCTGAGCAGAGGCAGAGGAATCAGGCTGTGAAGGCACTGCGCTCTGTTCGCCCATTGAAGAAGTAGAGGGTATGGAGTGAATGTGTTGTGGAATCACAGTCACATTATTCACAACCACATCAGCACACACTTTTGCATATGGACTTCTGGGATGAAAACGAATTCCTTTCTGCAATAATTCACCACAATTTTTAAGTCTCGCAAGTTCAAAGTCTAACCTCTTGTTAGCAAGCATTTGACCCTGCAATGCAATCTGAGTATCTGCTGCCTGCTTACAACGTTCTTGTAGTCCACCATCAAGTGGTAGAGACAGTGTTGCAGAGAGACCAATACTGGTGCTGAAATTTCTTGTGTTACCAGTTCTTACTGGTTTCTGCCAGAGTTGTCTACCTGGATCATCAGGAACACCATCCCCTTGCATTTCCATGATAGTGATAGTCATATCCTGACCATCTTCGTATGCTCTTACAGTCTCACCTTCTGCATTGGTATATGTTCTATCATCATACCAAGTCTCCCAAGGCCAGTTCTTGACATTCTTGGTAACCTCTACCATTCTCCCTTCAAAGTCTCTATTATCATATTGAGGTTCCATATACATGGTCTCAAATGGATCCTTATCATTTCTTGCATGAGTGATGTAAGGAGTGAAGTTAGCAGTAGGTCCCTGACAACTGATACCTCCTCCATAAGTATTGGTAATGTATGGACCTTGTAAAACCTGGATGGCTTGGTTGGTCACAGAGCCTGAACTGTTTGCGATTGGCGATGCTGTGGCAGACACACCACCAACATCAGCAGCATGAACTGGTGAAGCAAATGTAAGTGCTGCTATTGCGTAAAGATACTTGTAGTATCTGTTACGCTTGTTACTTCTGTTGTTCTTTGGATTACAGTTTGATTTGTCACCCCTGGACCCATGTAACTCTGAGTGAATTGAAAAGCCTTTGTTGGGTCTGTCACTGTGAAGTTGGAGTTCCTGAAGTCCAAACCAACTGTTGAACTTTGAACCTGCCCCTCTATCCCACCTAGTGGGTTCACATTCACACTGTTTGTTACACTTGGTGGAAGAAGTGAATTTCCATCTGCGGAAACATTTGTTCCTGATACTGAATATTGCCATCCTGTTGCATAGTCTATTGAATTAATTGTCTCAGTTTGCTTGGAGGTCGTTTCAGTGTGGCTAGTCATGGAGCCCTGAGTAAAGTTTGGGACTACTGGCACTGAGTATGCAGCTTGTCCCAAACCATGAACAACACCAAGAAACAACCCAAGACTGATTGCTTCTTGTAACCTCATATTAATCAATCACAGTGATTTCGCTAACAAATTGACCCACAGCAGTAGTGCCAGCTCCACCAGCTGTGATGGCAATACCACCATCAGTGGCAATAGTACCTGCCAGTGTAGAGGCAGTTCCTGCTGTGTAAGAAGTCTGACTGGAAAAGTTACCAACAGTCCCCACAGTAGGAGCACTAGTGCTTACAGCATCGCCTTGAATGTATGAAGTAGAGAAAGAGAATGCTTCTCCTGCTGTTGCTTGTGTAGCAGAGATTGTACCAGGCGCCATGATTCCACTAGTGATTGCACCAGTAGAAATAGTATTTGCTGTTGTTCCATCTGTCGTGTTGACATTGGAACCTGATACAGAGTATTGACTTCCCAATCTTGTTGCGGTTGATCTAGCAGCATCAACTGTAAGTTGAACACTAGAAGACATTTTATGAACCAGACCACCAGCATTTGCTGCCGTAGGAGCTGCCATCAAAAGCATAATTAAAGGAATGAACCTTTTCATTTTTTTTTGAGGAGGGACCGTGCGTGTATTTATAAAATTATGTTTGTAGCATCATGAACTAAATAATACACCCAACTACTACTAATGATTCAGTGGCAAAAGAAGTATCTGATTTAACCTTTTCAAGGGTTGAATGTCCCAGGTGTGGGGCAATATGGATGAATGGGCAGCATTACTGGTACACAGGTAGAGAAGGTGATGAAGAGACCCTTCACAATCTTGTGTGTTCAAAGAAAGATTTTTTTGATTGTATCAATCCAAAGAGAAAAACAGGTCATATATATGATAACAAAGATACCTGGGAAAAAAGAGCAGGTAAAATTAAAAAATTAACTGAGGAGATTGATGATGCCGAGGGGACAGATTACCAGATATGAAATCCAATCTAAACTTTATAAAATTAAAGATCAACTAAAAGAGGAGAATGCTCCTTCTGAATACAAGTATCTTGCTGACCAGTATCTCAATAGAGTATTGGATTACGTAGAGACGTTTCGTTATTAATATCCTTATCATCCTGGACAAGCCCATCCTAGACAGTTTTTGAACTGGTGTCAAGGGTTGACAATGGTGAGGTTTTCCCTTAATATAAATACATGGACAGGTGAGGAAATCCTCACCCCCCAACTCCCCTTAAACCAAGACCTCTTAGGGAGTATAAAAACGTCTTTCATACCAACCCTGGAGGGTAGGGTTGGAATAATTTACCTAGTGTTCCCCGCACTTATACATAACCCTTTTTCAAAACAATGGCTTCAACTCTTTCAAGGCAACAAACCTCTTCGTGGGATAACTTCTGCGAATGGGTCACATCTACAAACAACCGTCTGTATGTCGGTTGGTTTGGCGTGCTGATGATTCCAACTCTGTTGGCAGCAACCATCTGTTTCGTCGTAGCATTCGTCGCTGCTCCCCCTGTGGACATCGATGGTATCCGTGAACCCGTTGCTGGTTCACTCATGTATGGTAACAACATCATTTCTGGTGCAGTTGTTCCTAGTTCAAATGCAATTGGTCTACACTTCTACCCCATCTGGGAAGCAGCATCTTTGGATGAATGGCTTTACAATGGTGGTCCTTTCCAACTGGT